CGATCCGGCGATACCGTTCGTTCTTCGTGATTTGATAAGCTTCCGTATAAGCGTACATCAACAGTGCGTTGTCATACAGCATCTTTTCAAAGTGGGGAACCAGCCACATTCCATCCGTAGAATAGCGTGAAAACCCACCGCCGATATGGTCGTAAATACCGCCCGCAGCCATCGTATCAAGCGTTTTTTCCGCCATCTTGAGCGCGGACTCCTTGCCGGTCATATGGTAATATCGGAACAAAAACAGGAGTTGATGGGGGCTCGGGAATTTCGGCGCTTCTCCAAATCCGCCGTAGAGGCTGTCGAATTTTCCGGCAAGCTGCTGAAACCCTTTATGAACAGCTTCTTCCGTGACCTCTCCCTCGCTCTTTCGGCCCGCCTCTTCTTTCAATGCTTCCACTAATCGGCTACCTATATCAGCGATTCTCTCCGGATCTTGATGATACGCTTGATGCAATTGCGGCAAAATGTCCATCAGTCCCGGCCGGCCATACTGACTGTTTTTTGGAAAATAGGTGCCGGCATAAAACGGCTTTTTGTCCGGAGTCAAAAACACCGTCAACGGCCATCCGCCCTGACCGGTCATCAGCTGGCACACGGTCATATAAACCGAATCAATATCCGGCCGCTCCTCCCGATCCACCTTAATTGCCACAAAATATTGATTTAACAACTCCGCCACTTCAGGATCCTCAAACGACTCCCTCTCCATTACATGGCACCAATGACATGTAAATCTTGTATACATCCTATTCTTATTATTTTTTCAATTTTTCCATAGCCCGAAGGCTAGGAATAGCCAATGGACACAAATACAGCCTTACCTTCCCTTTTTGCTTTTTGGAATGCTTCTGGCGACCATTCCAACCAATTTACTGGGTTTGTTGCATGTTGTAGCAAATATGGCGATTTTGATTTTATTAGCCAATTATATTCTTTTGAAAAACGATCTTGTGTTAAGTATTCCTTCATTTTTAACACTTCCTTTTTATAAAAATTAGAACACCCTCCCATATTCGCTTAAACGGTTGTCCATATAACCGTATAAAAGTATTAGCTAGGAAAGGTATTGTTTATTATCATTTTACCATTAAATACCTCTTAGTATTCAAGTATGTGTACAACCCATTGCGTTCTATTTTCCTTGATAAAAAATTGACTTATTGTAAAATTATATAAAGAAATTGGTAAGGAGGAAACAAAAATTTGGAAAGGTACACTATTACGGAATTAGCAGATAAATGTGGGTATCCAAGAACAACAGTGCATGATTGGATAAGACTTTATAATGAATTTATTCCTTCAAAAAGAGATGCTGATGGGACTATTTATTATACAGATGATTCAGTTCAGTTTATTCATTACATTAAAAGATTAAGAAAAAGAAATTTTTATAAAAATGAAATTATAAGTTTTTTACAAAAAAACAATACGCCTTTAACCGACAAAGAAATTGATGTTAAACTTGGAAATCAACTCAAAGAAAATTTCAAACAAAGATTAAGTAAATCTCCCACACCTCGGATGATGACCATACCATATTTAAAAGTTTTGAGTGATGGTAAGATCCATCATGTTTCTGAAATAAATGAAGCATTGGCAGATTATTTTTCAATAGAGGGGCAAGAACGAGATATTATTTTAAATAATGGTGACTCTAAATTTAAAATTAGAGCGCGTTACGCTAGACGTGAATTGCAAGTAGCAGGATTAGTAGAACAATTAGAATCGAATAAATATCGCATTACAGATTTAGGATTAAAAGTTTATAATCATTTTCCTTATGGTGCTAGTATGTCGCTAATTAGTAGATTTTTAAAAGAACAGTTCAGCGATGAAGGAAATGAAGAAGATATAGGAACTGAAATTTTTGAAGATAATGACGAAAACAATGAAAATGAAAGTACGCCAATAGAAATAATAGATGACCAGTTTAAAAGAATAAATAACTTGTTGGCATTAGAAATTTTAGATAAAGTGAAGAAATTAAGTCCAAAAAAATTTGAGGAAGTTGTTTTGGATTTGTTGCTAGCAATGGGCTATGGGGGTTCTTTAGGCTCTGGTCAAACTACAGATTTTACTAAAGATGAAGGTGTAGATGCAATAATTAAAGAAGATAAACTAGGATTAGATATTATTTATGTACAAGCAAAAAGATGGAAAAATACAGTAGGTAGACCAGAAGTTCAAGCCTTTACTGGAAGTCTTGAAGGCAAAAAAGCTAGAAAAGGAGTTTTCATAACTACTTCACGATTTACAAAAGAAGCTAGGGACTTTGTTAAAAATATTGAAAAAAAGATTGTTTTAATTGACGGAGAACAACTCGGAAAATATATGCTTGAACACAATGTTGGTGTCTCCGTGGACAGGAAATACATAGTTAAAAAAATTGACACGGATTATTTTGAGATAAATGAATAAAAAACGAAATGACATCTCCTCTTTTGTTAAAAGGAAATGTCATTTCGTTTTTTTCAAAAAATCACCTTTTAAATAAAGTTTACCTCAATGGTTACATTATCTCCTTCTCTTGTCCAATAAATGTCGAAAATATTGTCTTTTAGGATTTTATTCAGTTTTTGATTTGTTTCATCATCTTCAATGTTATCAAATTTTTCTATAAGCTCAATCATTTCCATATACCTATTTATTTTTTCTTCTTTGTCTTGATTTGATGATTTCTCGATTAAAATATCGTATGACTTAATTTTTTCCTCTAATTTTGAAATTTCTTTTTTTAATGTGGCTGTTCTTTGTTTGTACTTTTCTAATGAAATAACTCCTTCTTCATAAGCTAGATATGCTCTTTCTATACTTTCTTTCTTTTTATCAATTTCATTTAATGCAGAATTCTTTTTTAATTTATAATGTTGGATTTCTTTATCCATTGATTTAGAATTTTTCGCTTTTTGTTCTAACTCGTCTACCATTGTTTTTGCTTCTTGTGTTATTGTCGATAATATTGCCATCGCATCACCACCACTGTTTTTACATCTATTGCCGAATGGGTCAGACGCTTGGCATGTGTTAATTTTAAATGAATACCCGTTTACTAATTTTCTTCGATAAACTCGCATAGTTTTTTTACATTTTCCACATCTAACTAAACCCGTAAGTGGAAGTTTGATTTGTTTGGAAGTTTTAGGAACCTTTCTTCTTGCTGCCAACGTAGCAATAATAATATCGTGTTCTTCTTGAGTTTTTACTGCTTCATGACAATTTTCAACGATTATCCATTCACTTCTAGGTCTTATTCTTAAAGGCTTTGTTTTTTTATTTTTATGACCAGAACCTTCTGTTTTTTGATTTATTATTTTACCTAAATGTACTTCTGACAAAAGAAGTCGTCTAATTGAATTTTCATGCCATAGGTTTCCTCTTTGAGTTTTTACCCCCATTTTATTTAATTCCCAAGCAATTTCGTAAAAAGGCTTACCCTCAAGAAATTGTTCTACCATGAATCGATACCATTTCTTTTTTTCTGGATCTACTGCTAAACTCTTTGTCTCAGGAACATAGACATATGGAAATGGTGGGGTTCCATTAACCCAATTCCCCATTTTTGCACCTCGTTTTTTCCCTCTTTTGAAGCGTTTAGAAATCATTCTATATTCAAACCTAGCCATTAAATCTTCTACTTCTGACATTAACATATCACTATCGTTTGATAAATCATAAACTTTATATGGAGTAACAATTAAAACATCATGTTCCATTAATATCTTATTTATAGTCACCTGACCAGTTCCTTCACGACTTAAACGGTCTTTGTCCACTACGACAACTGCATCATATAAATCTTCTTGGATATCGCTAAGAAGTTTTTGAAGTTCTGGTCTATATTTTATATCTTGTGAAGTTCCTAATTCTTTGTAAATAACATATCTCCACCCATTTTGGACACATAATTCAACCAATTCTTGTTTATGTTTGTCTAAGTCTTCTTCTTCTCCACGACTTTTTCTTAGGAGAATGGCAACGTCTTTAATTTGTTCGATTTTTCCTTTTGTATCCATTACATGACATCTCCTCAAGTAAAACTTGTATACATTTTATTATAAAAAAAGAAAGCCATATTAGGAAGGCCTTCTTTTGAGATTCTTTTTTGCTTCAAACTCATCTACAGTTTCAATAATTGATTTCGCTAATCGATCTACATTAAAATTCCCATTAAAAATAGCTGTAATATTATAATTCTTCCATTTAAATTTTTTTACAGTACGGTCTTTTGTCATCCTCTCACCTCAATATTATGTATGATTTGATTAACTTGTCCTATAACTTAATGAATGTTTAATGTATTTATGAATATGTATTTATTTTATTTTTGTGTACTTTATGCAATTCAAGTCAGAATTTATTTCTTCTTGAATTCTTCCTTCTTTTGCCTTTCTCAATATAGAGCAATTGTTTTTGTATCGTTTACATGTCTTACATTTTGCTTCAAACTGGTCTAATATTTCTTGATTATCAAATATCCCTATGTATTCAACAGGAGAGAAAGTTACTTCTACTCTCGGATTCTCTGAATCATAAAGAATTTTTTGTGTTCTAATTAATACTCGGCTATCGTTCTCATAAACCACCTTTTCTAAAGCATCACAAAGTAGTTTATATATGTTGTTGTCATCAGAACCTTTCTTACGGAAAAAGATAACTGTATCCATATAAATATAATTTTCTTTTGTGTAATCATATGACCAATCAGATTTTTCCATTTGGTGTTTGGCTTTCTGAATGATTTGTTCTTTTGTTTTTTCACCTTCTTTGCTTAGGATTCGTTTTCCGGTAAGCATTCTTGTTCTTGTTTTAGGATTCCATGTTGCTTGATTTATGTATAATCTGTTTATGGATGTTGGTAATGGAAGTGTTAGCTTCAGTTTCAATATGAATAAGACAACTCCTTTTAGTGCATTAGTTTTCTATCTCAATTATTTCATTCCTTAATCTCCTTGTCTTCATAATTACAGATTCCATATTTTATATCACTATCTTTTATTTTACGTTGAAAAATCCATCCATAATTATTTCCGTTTATCAACGTTTCTTTCAATTCGTTGACCTTTTCACTTACCCACTCGTCTTTGACGTCAAGCCTTTCGAGTGCCATCAGTACGCCAATACGCTCGACTGTCCGGTTGTCTATCTCGTGACTTCGCGCCCACCATTCACGAAATCTTGGTTCAAACTCCGTTATTAACATAATCAATGCTGTATCATAGCCGGAGATGTTTGCGCCCCATCCTGCCTGTGAAAGTACTCGCCAAGTAAAGTCCTCAATGGCTTGTGGTGATTTAAACCGACTGTGTAAGTCCGATTCCAGCAGCCGTTCCAGCCACGATTCACAAGCGATATAGTATATTAATCTAGCGTCTGTTTTCGGTGGTCGTTTGATAATCGTTTGCGTTTTCGACCAGTCCAGCGCTTTGTCGATGATTGATCGCATAATGTCAGAATTAAAATTTTTGAGTGTTACTTCCGAATCTATCAACGTTTTTAGTTCGAGAAAATATTGTTTCTTTTTAGGCATTTGATCACCGTCTATTTTTTATTATTTTTAACATCACTTCATCAACTTTTCTTTCTAATTCCTCAATTGTCCCATTATTTTCAATCTCAAAATCAACATCGAATTGATCAACATAGCTTTCTGTATTATGTGATAAATCACCTTTGCTAAACTTATCTCTAGCTTCTTTTGCTCGTTGAAGTCGCACTTCTTCTGAAGCTGTAACTCTAATAATAATATATTTTTCTTTTCTTAATCGTTCATACTCTAATGGTTTGCGTAAATCAGTAATAACGATATTTTTACATTCTTTTTGAAATTCGGCACACTGTTTTATGTAATTATCAATTGAGCGTAAACAAGCGTCTATCCAAACAGTTTTAGCACCGGGTATATCTAAATCGCATACACCTTCACCAAATACTTGATATGGATGTCTTGGTTTAGGTACTCTTGGAATATCTGGGAATAACCTATGTAGCGTGTCTTTTAATTCATCAGCAAACGCAAATTTTTTACAGAAGTATTTTTTAACTAGATAATCTGCTACAGTATCCTTACCTGCACGAAAATTTCCACATACAGCGATTTTTAATATGTTGTTATATTGTTTTAATTTATTTTTGAAATTCTCAAATTCTTGTACCCATGTTTCAAAATCTTTTTTGATACTAGATAATTCATCTTCTAGTTGTTTAATTTTTCTTTGTAAATGGTTATCTTCTTTTTGTTGTTCGTTAATTGGTTCTAGTACACGGTATTCTTTATGGAAGATTTCAAATTTACTTTCATGCGTGGATACCCACTTATCATCTACAAAACACACAGTCCAAATATTTCCTGCTTTAATACTAAGTTCACCATATGAGTCTACTGAAATAGTTATAATTTTTTCTCCAACATTAGCTTTCCGGTCAACCATTCGGTAGCGCTTGCCGTCCACGTGGATGATGTCGGTTGGTTCTAGCGTTGCCCCGAAAGTATTTACAGAAGATATAAATGTTTCTTTTTCGATATTTATTACGTTGTCATTTTCGGGGACAACCTTTGCGATTCGATCATTTTTGAAAATAACATAGTCGCCAACCTCCGCCTTCCTATCAACCTTTACGTATTCCCGCAGCACTCCGCCAAGTGCTTCGTCTTTGATTAAGTGAGTTTTCGTCATTATTCAACCTCCCTTAATTTTTTCCCAAGTGTCAGTAAGTCTTCTGCTAATTCTTCATCGTCAATTTCAATGTCATGCGCCGTATCGAATAGAAATGTTATTAATTCGTTGAGATCGTTGTATTCGCTCACTATTTTGAATCCTCCTCTTTATCGCTTTTTATTTTTTCAAACATTATTTTGAGTGCTTTATGTATCTGTTCTTTCGTATATCCTTCAGTTTTTAATTGTTCTATTGCTTTTTCCAATGCTGACATTTTGACACCTCCTTACCAAGAGTTTATTTTAACTGATTTTTATATTTTTTACATCACCATCTTTCTATTTAAATATTATATTAATTTAATTTTCTTGATAAAGTTATAAAAGTGTATGGATATGGATGTTTATCATCTGATTCATATTTTAAGTTTTCTTCTATCTTCCATTCTTCTAAGTTTAACTTAGGAAAGAATGTATCTGCTTTATCAAATACATGATCAATTATAGTTAAGTAAATGTAATCCGCATATGGAAGAAAATTTTTATAAATTTGAGATCCACCACAAATCATCAATTCATTTTTACCTTCGCCATAATTATGATATTGATGAAGGATTTCTCTAATTGAATGATAAACAAATGTATTTGAATGTTTTGGTTTATAATTGGAGTCTTTTGAAAGTACAATGTTTATCCTGTTTGATAATGGATGTCCTAGTTTTTTAATAATGGATTCATAGGTTTTTCTTCCCTGAACACACATTTTGCCAGTAGTAAGTGTTTTGAAGCGTTTGAGATCATTGGGTAAGTGAACCAATAAGTCCCCTTTATAACCTAATTCTCCATTTTTTCCTATTGCTGCAATTAATGAGATTGACATTATACTGCTACGTCCCCCTTAATCAATGGATGATGCTTATAATTAATTACTTCAAAATCTTCAAGTTTATAATCAAAAATAGATTCTGGTTTTCTTTTAATAATCAATTGAGGAAGATTATATGGCTGTCTTGATAGCTGTTCTTCTACTTGTTTTAAATGATTATGATAAATATGTGCCACTCCAATTGTGTGTTTCATTTTACCTACTTTTAACCCTGTTTGTTGTGCAATAATTGATAACAGAGTGGCATAGGAAGCGATATTCACTGGCACGCCTAAAAACATATCTCCACTGCGCTGATAATGGTACATATTTAAATATTCATCTTCTACATAAAACTGAACCACAGTGCTATGACAACAAGGTAAAGCAGTGTCTTCCCATTGCATTTCAGGTGCATTCCATCCAGTAAAAAGAATGCGTCTACTTGTGGGATTATTTTTAATTTGATTAATTACATACTCAATTTGATTAAAAATGTTACCTCTACTGTCTTCCCATCTAATCCACTGTTTACCATAAATGTTTGGTAATTCATTTGCTTCGTTTGCCCATTCTCGCCAAAATTTAATATTGTATTTGCTTTCTAATTCAGCGTTCGATGTAGAACCACTTAGAAACCATAACAATTCACCAAAAATCCCTCTAATGAACATTTTTTTAGTCGTTAATAAAGGAAAACCTTCTCTCAGATCAAACTCCATTGTTTCACCAAATAAACTTCTCATTCCTGTACCAGTTCGATCTCCAGTATCTTGTCCATATTTATAAATATCTTCAAGTAATCTTAAATATTGTTTTTCAGAATAACTCATTTATATCACCTCGTAATATAATATTATATTAAATTATTTTATAACATCATTTTTCTTTAGGTATTTTCCTACTCCAGCATTATGGATACGGTAATATTCCACATCTTCAAATTCACAATCGTTAACACTTAAAACTTTAAGCATTTTACTATCATCTTTCGGTTTCATCATTTGCACTCCAATAGTTGTTCTACTTGTTTTTGCGTTAATTATTGAAGTATTAAACAGTATTACTTTGTTGATAGATGATATAGCAATGAGGTCAGTATCTTTTGTGATTGTATTCCAATAAATTGGTGTTTGATCACTTGTAAAAGCATTTTTTAATACCGATCTATTCGTTTTGGTTTGATAAGCTCGCATATCGATTTTTGCGAATTTCCCGTTATCAAAACCAATAATCAGATAACCTTTATAGTCCTCTGTTGCAGTCATATAAATAATCTTTTCATCTTCCTCTAATTGCAAATGGGATGGTAAATATTCGCCTAACACACTTGGCTTATGATCTGGCAATTCATATGATTTGATTTTGTAACAGTTTCTATTATCTGTGAAAATCAGAATGTCAGACTTGTTGTTTGAATCAAATTCGCATTTTATTTGATCGTTATCTTTGAGTTTTTGAGTTGAATTGCCCCTTAATGATGTAAGTGGAATTTTCTTTAAGTATCCTTCTTCAGTAAGGATAATTCGTGTGTTGTAGTTTTCGATTTCAAGTTCTTTATCATCTAGTGAAAGAAGGTTTTCTTCATTTAAAATGTCTGTTTTGCGTTCTTGTCCATATTTGTCTTTTATTTTTTCTAATTCAGATATGATTATTTGTGCCATTCTTATTTTATCGTTATATGTATCAGTTAAGTCTTTTATTTCTGCTTCAAGTTTTTCGATTTCATTCGTACTTTTCACAATATAATCCCTGTTCAAATTTCTTAATTTTATTTCAGCTATGAATTCGGCTTGTGCTTTGTCAATATCAAATTTACTCATTAGGTTATTTATAACTTCATCGTCTGCTTTGGAATTTCTGATGATTTTAATCGCTTCATCAATATTTAGTAAAATCTTTTCTAATCCTTTTAGTAAGTGTTGTCTATTTGACTTTTTATTGACATCATATTGAATTACACGTTTGATACTATTTACTCTAAATTTTATCCATTCATGAATAATACCTTTTATACCTAATGTCTTTGGTTCTCCTTCAACAATGACATTGAAATTACAAGAAAAAGTGTCTTCTAAAGGAGTCATTCTATATAACTTTTCCATCAATAACTCTTTGTCAGTGTTGTTTTTGACAACAATTTCAATTCCTTTTGTATTTATTCCATAAATATCATTGATATCAACGATGTCTTTAATTTTTCCTTCTTTAATTAAATCAGTAATTTTTTCAATGATTGCTTCAAATGATGTTGTATAAGGTATTTCATCAATAATGATTGAGTTTTCTTTAATGTGATACTTTGCTCTTATTTTAAAGCTACCTTTGCCAGTGTTGTAAATTTTATTAAAACTATTTTCGTTGTAAATTATGGTTCCACCAGTTGGAAAGTCTGGAGCTTTAACATAGTCTAAAACATTGGTGTTTCGGTTTTTTATGTATTCAATCGTAAAATCAATGATTTCATTTATATTAAAAGAAGGTATATTGCTTGCCATCCCTACTGCTGTTCCTTGTGATGGATTAACTAGTATACATGGAAAAGTAACTGGCAATAATCTGGGTTCTTTTGTTGTTCCATCATAATTATCTACCATATCTACTGCATCTTTGTTTATGTCTTTAAATAATTCTTGAGCAATCGGCATTAACCTTACTTCCGTATACCTTGCGCTTGCTTCTTTCATATCTCTTGAGTAAACTTTTCCAAAATTTCCTTTTGAATCAATGAAAGGATAAAGCATTGATTCATTATCTTTTGTCAGCCTTACTAATGTTTGATATACACTCGCATCGCCATGTGGGTGCAAAAAGAGTGTTTGACCTACAACACCCTGAGATTTTTTGCGTTGCCCTTTCAGTAGACCCATTTTAAACATGGTATATAAAACTCTTCTTTGACTTGGCTTTAGTCCGTCAATTTCCGGTAAGGCTCTATGTAAAATAACATGAGCTGAATATGGCATATAATGTTCTTCTAATGTGTCTGTGATTAATTGATTTATTACCTCATTTGTCATTTAAACACCTTCTATTCTTCTAATCCTTTTTCTATATATTTATATAAATTATTTTCAATGTATTCTTTTCTGCTTTGTAAATCATCCCCCAAAAACATGTCAAAATAAGTTTGAGTTTTTATAACATCATCTTTTGTAACTTTAATTAATTTTCTTGTTTTTGGATTCATGGTTGTCTCCCACATCATTTCAGCAGTATTTTCACCTAATCCTTTGGATCTTTGGATAATTACATTATTTCCTAGTTTGCTTAAAATTTGATCTTTTTCATTATCACTGTAGGCAAAATAGGAAATGTCATTATGAACAATTTCATATAATGGTGATTCTGCAATAAATACTTTTTCTTTTTCGATTAAAGTAGGTATTAATCTATAAATAAGGGTTAATAATAAAGTTCTTATATGCCATCCATCAACATCTTGGTCTGTAGTAATGATAATTTTTGACCATCGTAAATTGTTTAAATCAAAAGTATTTAAGTTTTTATTATATTTTGATTTAACTTCTACACCGCAACCAAGAATTTTAATCAAATCAACAATAATGTCATTTTTGAAAATTTTATCATAGTCAGCTTTTAGGCAATTTAAAATTTTACCTCTTAATGCGTATATTGCTTGAAATTCAGCATCACGTCCCTGCTTAGTTGAACCTAATGCTGACTTTCCTTCAACAAGATAGAGTTCTGTTTTTGTATTGTCTTTAGATCTGCAATTAATAAACCCTTCAATACGATTGGTTATATTGTTTACGTGACCTTGCAACTTCTTCTTAATATCTAATCGAGTTTTCTCTGCTTTCTCCCTGCTGCGTTTATTAATTAAGACTTGGTTTATTATTTTTTCAGCATCAATTGGATTTTCGATGAAGTAAATTTCCAATTGTTCTTTCAGATATTCTCGCATGAAGTCTTGAATGAATTTGTTTGTAATAGCAAATTTAGTTTGATTCTGATAACTCGTTTCCGTAGAATATGTATTCGTAACTATAATTAGACTATCGCGTATGTCGTCAAAAGTGATTTTCTTTTCATTCTTGTTGTATCCATTGTTTTGTTTAATTAATTTATCAATAGCATAAACAAAAGCAGCTTTTATTGCTTCATGAGGACTTCCACCATGTTTCAAGAATGAACTATTGTGATAAGATTCTAATAAATTAACTTCATTGTTAAAACAAAAGGCAATTTCATATTTTGAACGATAGTCATTTTTATCTTCTCTGTCTCTTCCGATTGCTTCAGTTTCTAAATAAACAATGTCTGTAAAGTTTTTTTGATTATTTAAGTTTTGAATATAATCGATAATGCCATTTTCATAAAAGTATTCCGTTTTTTGATCCTTTGGATTAATAAAAATTAGTTTTAATCCTTTGTTTACTATGGCTTGTTGTTCGAGATATTGATGAAACCATTCTTCAGGAAAGTTCGTTTCAGTAAATACCTCTAAGTCAGGCTTCCATCTAATTCTTGTGCCTGTTTGATATTCACCATCAATTTTTTCTTTCTTTAATTCACCGACTAATTCGCCTTTTTGAAATTCTAAATTGTATTTGTATCCATCTCGTTTAACTTCAACATAGGCATATTCTGATGAAAGTATGCTTAAGGCTGACCCTATTCCATTTAACCCTAAGCTGAACTCATAGTTATCTTGTTGATATTTTCCTCCTGCATTAAGAGATAAGAAAATCAATTCATAATTATATTTCTGTTCATTTTCATTCCAATCAACCGGACAACCGCGACCATAATCAGTTACTTCTATGCTTCCATCTTTGTAATATTGAACGACTATTTCATTACCATAGTGGGCTTTAAATTCATCAATGGAGTTAGAAATAATTTCTCTAACAGTTGTAAATGCGCCTTCTTTATCACTTCCTCCAGCATATGTTGCTACTCTTAATCTTACTGCTTCACGATCAGTTAAAGATCGTATACTGTCGTTACCATAGTTGCTCAATAAAAATCACCTCTTCAACAAAAAATCAGGAAGAAGATTAACTTCCTGATTTCATTATATTATTTTAATTTATTTTTGTCAATTACTGATTTTTATGTTTTTATTCTCCTAATTGACGTTTGACTTCTTCTTTAATTCGTTTTTCAGGTGCGTAATTTTCTTCCCAACCGTCCGGTTTGATAATTTTTCCGTCACTTTCTCTGTATCTTGGTTTTCCGTCTGGGAAAAGTTTAGCCATATTAGCAGTCTGTACAATTTTGAATGGTCTATATGGTTTGACGCCAATTTCAACAAATGATCCAAAAATAAAGTATAATGCATCCGTAAGTGCATCAACTTGCGCTGTTAGTTTGTCTAAAGTACCTTTTGGTGGTTCAGATTTCAAGCTCTTTTCTTTTGCTTTTTCAATACCTTGGAGGAATTGATTATACAATTCTAAAAATTCTTCTTTGGAATCTGATGATGCATGAAGTTTTTCTACAAGTTCTTCTGCTACCCATACAGAACGTGATACAGCACGTTGAGAATCCATCACTGTTGGTTTATCAGCTACAGGATGGTTAAAAGCTTGTTGAAACTTTTTCACCATATAATACATTTCATTAGGATTGTATTTTTTGAGCTTACGACTTTTTGATTTATTTCTACGATAAGGTTTTAAATCTTCTGCTTTCACGGTTTCCAATTTAGTGGTGCGTTCTCCTGTTTCTTTATTGAAATTAACAATGATTTCAACTTTATAAGTTTGTGGAATACCTTTTGTAACTGCAATGATTTTCCCTTGTTTTTTCAATGGTTTGATCCAAACTAGAGATCCTTCTTTAAATTGAATTGATTGTTGTTTTGCCATATGTATTTTCTCTCCTTTTGATCATGTATATTTATTTTTATGTGGGCTTTACCTAATAAGATAAAACCCACATTTTATTTGAAATTTAGGTTGATAAAAGCCAGTATTTTCAACGTTTTTGGAAAATCAAAATTGAAAAAACCATCAAAAATAAGATTTTAACATTATTTTAATTTATTTTAGATATAATTCCTTCCAACTCCTCTATTTTAAATCCAACAGAACGTTGGATTTCATTCCCATCATCATCTAGTAGGATGGTTACTGGAACTGAACCAATATCATATTTTACTGCCATTTCGGGCTTATCAAATGCGTTAATTTTTTCTGCTTTGATGTCATGCGCATCTAAGAAATTTTGTACCATGTCACAATAAGGACAATTTTCTTTTTCAAATTTAATTAACTTCATCATATCTCTCCTTTATTATTCATTAAAAAATCTTTGCCACCATTGTTTATATAACTTTTTATGTCTAATTCTACTTGCTGTCCCTGAAGATAAGTCAAATTTTCGTTCTATTTCAGCATTTGTTTTTCCATTCTTAATCATATGTACAATCTCTTTAAACATTTGTTCTGTTACTTTCCCTCTATTTTTTAACTGTTCATCTGAATTAATTGGATTATAATCTTTAACTTGTTCCCATAATTTTTTAAATCGTTTTTTGTGTCTGATTAAAGATACATATCTTTCATGAATATTGTACATTTTTGCAATTTCTCTATTTGTTTTTCCTTGTTTTAAATGTTCAACTATTTCAAAAAAATGTTTATTAGTTAATTTGGATTGAGGATTTTTTTCTCCAGTATATCTTTCTGACCTTTTTTCTCTTTCACTTTTTGATATTTTTAATCCATTTCCTCCTTCTCCTCCTTTTGTCAAATTATAACCAGTGTTGTATGTATCAAAAATATCAATATAAAACATTTCACAGGTACTAAGAGTTTCATTATCAATGTCTCTAAATTCAATAAGCACATCATAATCAAAAGTTTTGTACTTATCAAAAGCTCGTTGCAAATGTTTATTATAATGAGTTCCCTTAATTAACAAATTGTAATGTTCTTTTTTACGTTTATCTTGATCGATGTGTACATCTTTTCCAATATATTTTTTATTATTAATTTCAATACAATATATTCCTTGAGTAATAGATATCACCCTAATTCTTCTATTATTTTTTTAAATTGACATTTTTCTATGTATTTTGGATAACCCTCAAATTTAAATTTAAACAATATTTTATTCTTAGGTCTTAAAACTTCTTCTAAGACATCTAATGCCCCACAGAAGTATTCATATTCCGTTCTTCCTGAGCCAAACAATCCTATCTGTTTGTTAGTTAATTCAATCAGTTGCTCTTTTAATTGAAAGAACGGAAGGGGAGGCGCACCTCTCCCATATGTAGATGTACCAATCAAAATAGTGTCATATTTATTTAATTTAATATTAGTTGTCTTTCTTAAATCATAAACATCCCATTCAGACAAATCTAAGTTATCAAAGATTCCTTTTGTGTTCCCCTTTAGCGAATAATAAATTAATGCTTTAGAGGTCAAAATCTTCTCCACCTTCGTGTGTATAATTAATTGAATTCGCTTGTAAGAAATCTGTTCTGGAAACAATTTGATCTTTGTCTTTACTGCGTTTTTTACTTCCATAAGTAGCAATCCAACGCGATTTTAATTCCTTATTTTCTGGGTATGGTTCATTCATTCCAGCATTGCGACAAAGTAAATTAGCAAGATATTCAACATAATCATGGTATTCTTTGATAGACAATGTATCAATATCTTTGAACAACCATGCAGACCATTTCTTTTCTGCTTCTACACATTGTCTGAAAAAATTTATAGCATAATCCATATTTTCTTGTGTGTTTAATTGTGGAAATTCAGACATGAGCATTTGAATGATTAAACCATAGATTTCTGAGTGCTGGTTTTCATCTGTTTTAATCATGTTGATTAAACTATTGCTTTCCAACATTTTATTGTCTCTTGCCAGTGAGTGGAAATAAACAAATCCTCCACTAAAAAATAGTCCTTCAAGAGCTTGATAAGCAGTTATTCCTTCAAATGCGGTTTGTAAGAAGGAATCATCAATTTCTTTTGGTTTGCCTAAAAATGAAGATAATATGTATTCTGCAAATACTTTGATCATTTTATCTATTTTAGGGATAATTAAATTATTTCTTTCCACTAATAAAGGAAGATGACGAACTTTTTCAAATGCTTCCTTTTTTTCTAAGTCATTAAGCATGGTTGAAGTTAAGTATTGATATGAACGATTATGTAATACTTCAAAAGATAAGATCAAAGCAATTACTGAACGCAAAGAAGGATCACTAGTAGCCAACAATAAGACAGCATTAAAATCAGACGCGATAGAGTCTAACCAATTCAATGATCCAGTTACATAGTTGAATACTTTTCTTTCACTATCAGTTAATTTGTTTTTATATTCTTCGATGTCTTTTCCTAATTTAACTTCATCTTCAATCCAATATTCTCCAAATAAATCTTTGTTGTATTGTAATAGAATTGGATATTTAATATTGTCATAGTCTCTAATTCCACTTGCCTTCCCACCAAATATTTTGGTAGGAAGGTTGGGATGTTCTGGATTGTATACTCTAAATGGTTGTATTTTAGACATGTATTTCTATCTCCTTTTTGTTTATATTTAATTAAGCTTCACAATAAATACAATTTTCATCTCGTTCATAATCCTCTGTGTATGTATAATAAATTGTTTTAAGTTGCTTTTTCCAAGCACCAAGGTCTAATCTTAACATCTCCGATGCTTTAATTGATTTTAAAACATGCATATTGTGAGAAATACCTTGATCTACATATTTTTGTGCAGCAGATACTACATTAATAGCCCACATTTCATCCATTTGGAATCCGGATTTATAATACCATTTTGTCTTATTTGAATAATTAGATGGAACAATGATTACATTTAAACCTGATTTTTCTTCTCGATAAACAACTTCATATAATGGATCAATAGAAGGTGATCCATTCATAATAATGGAATTACTTGAAGTAGGTGCAATGGCATTGATATAACCATTTCTCATACCTTTACTAGCCATTTCTCTATACGGTAACCATTCATCAGACACAAAATTTCTCTTATCGAAAAACTCTCCCGTGTTCCAATCAGAACCTTTAAAATAAGGATAAGAACCTTTTTCCATAGCCAATTTGTGAGATGCTTCAATGCCAGCTTTCAAATACTTTTTAAAGATTTCTTCAGTGAATTTACTTGCTTCTTCACTTTCCCATTTAATTCCCTTAGATGTCATCAATGTAACCAATCCTAATGCTCCTCCACCAACTGCACGATACAAATTATTTGTATGTGTAGCTTGTGGCACTACTGTGCGATTGAGTGAAATTACATTGTCTAACATTCTAAATTGAATATCTACGACACGTTGTAAATCAACATCATCATTTCCAAAAACATTATGTAAAACAAGAGAACTCAAATTACATGTGACAAGTCCTTCTCCATATACTTTAGTGACAACAAATCCTTTTTCATCAAGTTCTTCGTTGATAATTTTGTCATAATCCATGTTTTGAATGATTTCCGACATTTACCTTCATCTATGTTCGCTACACATAGACCGTATTTGACTATCATCGCGACAGTTTCTCATACCGCTTACAGTTACCTGTAAGATGAGACTATATCTTAATCCTTATAATAAAGGATTCTCTGCTTTTCCATTTAAAGAGGAATTACGACCTTATTACGGTCAACCTCTACCCCAATCGCTTGGGCTGTACTCTACTCCCTTCCAGTTTTAATACTGTGGTTTCGATAGTCGTTAGAGGTTTTCCTCGCTCTTCTTTCTAAATTATTTTTAGAATAAACGCTTTAGAGCGATTCTTTCCTACGGTATTGTCTCAAAGTTGAGAGTTCCACCGTTTAACAGAGTTTTTCGACTACAATTACTTGTAGAAGGTGCTAGGAATTAACACAAATTTGAACCAAACGGCATACCTTTATGTCCATTTGGATTATATCTTGCTGCTGTATCACTAAAGTATAGATAAGGAGTTCCACCTGTCTTTCTGGCTATAAAAATTGATTTATAAATGTCAGTTGCATTAACCGTTCGTTTTAATTCAATTTCGGCTGTTTTTTCAGCTAAACGATAATAATATGTAAAGGCGTGATCTATTGGGTTAGGTTCTTCGCCTTCTTTTAATTGTTTTTTATCGTAAAGTCTGTTCAGATCAATATTTAATTTTTTCTTAACTTCATAAGGATCAAAAATCGTCCAAGTTTTTTTATCTTTTAATCTTCGCATGAATTCATCCGGTAAACAAACAGCAGTTTTAATTGAGTGCGCTCTTTTTTCTTGCGATCCTGTTTTTAGTCTTAGATCTAAGAAATCAAAAATGTCATAATGCCATACAGGTAAATATACCGCGATTCCAGCTTTTCGTTGACCCAATTGGTTTACGTATTCCGCCAATACACTTAACAATCTTGAAGGGTGTGTAATTCCAGTTGCTCTTCCTTTAAATCCTCGAATCCAACTGCCGTTTGCTCGTAAGAAACCGAGATATAGCCCCAAACCAGCACCATTTTGGCTGAAGGATGCAACCTGTTTTAATCCATTCATGATGCTTTTCAAATCATCATCTAAAGTCACAATATAACAAGAAGACAATGTACCATGAGGAGTTCCGCTGTTTTTGAGCGTTGGGGTGGCTAATCCAACTAAATGATTACTCAATACCCAATATGCTTCTTTAACTAATTCCATACGTTTTGTTTTTTTCTCATCTTTCATTAAATAAAGAGCTGTAGTTAAAAATCTTTCTTGTGGCAACTCAAGAATTTCTTGATTATATCCTTTAACCAAATAAGTATTTTGCATTAAATATAATCCGGCATAACTGAATAATTTATCCTTTTCTTTGTCAATGAGTTTGCCTGCTTGTTTTAACTCTTTTTCAGTATAGGCATTAAGCACATCTTCTGAATACAAGCCTTGTTCAGTTAATTGATAAACTAATGAATAATAATCTCCATATCCTTTTTTATAATCAAATCCTCTATTCTTAGATGCTTGTTTATACAATTTTCTTCTCAATGCAGAAGCAGATAGATAAGTATATTCAGGAGTATTTGCTGTAATCATGTCATTTGCTTCCCGAATAATTAAATCAAACAATTTGTTTGCTTCAAGTTCCTTCTTGGTTAGAACATAATCGATAATGTTATTTTTTAATTGATTGATACTATCCTCATCAAATTCAACACCAGTATCAGCCACAATTTCATTGATAAATTTGTTAAAACGATTTACGTCAAATTCGGTTTTCTGGATATGAGATTGTCTATCTTTAGTGATTAATGTCAAATATTATTCATCCTTTCTTATTTGTGTAATGATTCAATTTATTTATATGCTATATTATTTTAATTATTTTTTAACATGTTCATTTGACCTAATATGTAATCTTCATTTTCTTCTTGATTTAAACCTTCGAAATTCTGCAACGCTTTAATATAGTCATTCACAAAATCGGACGATTTTTTCTTTTTCTTAATCTCTACTGGAATATAATCATTACCTGCAAAAGATTTGGCGTCTATTACATTTGCATATCCATCCAAACCTTCAAAGATATAGTCGCCTTTTTCATAACTAATATCGGCAAAAGGGGTTTGTAAAATTCCATCTGTTTCAGCTCTCCTGATTTGACCAACGAAAGATTTATTAGCATAATAAGTCATACACATATCCCCTTATTAAATTTTTAGTTCATTACATACACTTTTTCAGGATTGAACTTTCCATCTTTTTGTTTTGCGACTTCGTAAAAATAATCTTTGGCTTCTGATCTAAATTTTGCTTCATATGTTTCTACATATTCTTTACCATCAATCTCAATAAGTGTATAATAATTTTTAAAAGGATTTACTTTTGCTTCATGAAATTTATTGTCTTTTTGACGTTTCATTTTATCACTAACCTTTCTTTATAATATTATTTTAATTTATTTTATAATTGAGTCGTGAAAAAGTTTGCACCACCTCCTTAAGTTTGATCTTTAATAAATTTTACCTCGACAAAAATAAATTTACTTATATTATATTAATTTATTTTTGGTTTGTCTAGTATTAAATTTCATCTTTCAGCCTATCAATCTCGATATTTATATAGGTTAACAAATGATCTAGTTCCTTGTATTGATCATCAGAAATTTCCAAATCGTCAATTTGAAAAGACAGTTTTTCTACCAAATCAATTATGTACTCAATTTTCACCAATAAGTTTTCCTTAACAACTTCCCCAATACCATATTTCAAAAATTCGCGATAACCATCCAAATTAATCCACCTCAAGAGAAGCAGAATAAGAATCGATATGTCTGATAATTAATCGTATTTTAACCAAATCTTTAATCACTTCAGGTAACTTATCCAATTTTAAACGATTATCTTCTAGTTTAAAAAATAATTGATCAAGTTCGTTATGTATTCTATTTATTTCCTTTAAGAATCTTTCTTGTTGCTTTTCATTCTGCATTTTCTACACCGTCCCACAATATCATCCTCCAAGATTATGATTATTCATATTTCATCCCTTCTTTCGTTTGAATTTAAATAACAAACAACTTAGGGATACCCCTATTATACTATATTTTTATATTTTTGTCAATATTATTTTAATTTATTTTATGATGATCTTTCCCTAAAACATATCCTGTCCATAAACTAAAAGCACCAAAAACAGCATTTTCAAGTGGTGCAGCTAACACTCTCCAATCCCATGTATGCGTAGCAGCAATTCCCCATAATGAAACAAGTGCAACAATAAGGTGTATAACTCCTTCTAAAGAATTTAAAATAGCTAAAGATTTTCTCAACCATCTTTTCATTTAATTTATCCCCTTACTTTTTATCCATAAAAATCTTCATATGTAATTTTTAAACAAGAATAACGCTTTCCTTTTGCAGTTATGACAATATAACAGCCATCTTCGATTTCAACCTTTCCTTCTTTTGTTTCTATTACTGGAACTCTTTCTCTACCTGCCATGTCGTGATTTTTAAGTTCATCTTTTGGAATATAACCCAAATAGTTTCCATCATAATCATAAAAATTATATCCGTCTTCCATACCATCTTGATATATGTCTACTTTAATAATTTCTTTAGACATCATTAACTCTCCAATTCTTTTATTAATTTCCTTACTTCTTTCCAATCATGTGCTCTTAAATATGCCTCAGACAAATTTCTATTCCATGCGTAATCCATTACAATTGTTTTTCTTGGAAAACTTAAGATGTTATGTGGGGCATCGTCGATTAACAAATCAGCATCAATTAGGTGTTTATGACGAATTATCACCATTTTATCAACACCGATGTGTGGATAAAATTTATTTATCCATTCAGCTTTAGCTTTGATGTTTGGAATTTCAGTTGCTGTAATTATGTAAAGATCGTGTTCTTTTGTCAACTCTTTGGTTACTTCAACTGCATAGGGTAATGGAGTTAGTTTGCTTAACAAATCGTCATTAACCAATTCATAAATTTTTACACCGCATTCTGGTTTAACATAATCGGTTAAATTCCATGATTTTACGTCTTCCAAAGATAAGTTGTCATTATAGGCTTGATTATAGGCCTCAATCCATTTTTGATTCAAATTATTCAACACACAATCAAGATCGATTCCGATTTTAATTATTCTCATTCCCTTCGGTAAGTTTACGTTCAGCCAGTTCGTCGCTCACGTTTTCTAGGCGTTGGTTAGCGATTCGGACATATTCTGACTCAATCTCGAAAGCTATAAATCTACGATTATTGCGAACCGCAGTAACCGGAAGTGAGCCTGTACCTGCGAATCCGTCTAAAACCACATCTCCTTCGTCACTATTGTTACGGATGAATATTTCCAGCAACTCCGTAGGTTTTTCGGTGGGATGCGTAAGTTTTAAACTTGGAATTTTAGCGCAGTCTATTACGTCTGGAATGCGTTTTTCACGAAATAATGATCGCCCTTTATGTCCGTATAATATAAACTCATGCTTTGGCGCATACGCTCCTTTTAAATCGCCACTTCCGTGGTTATTTTTGTTCCATACGATAATATTTTTAAGTTTGAACCATCGCTCGAACTCCGTTTTGAAGAAGTCTACGTGGTGCCAACTACAGAATACATATATTGCTGTGTTATCCTTTAAAACTCGATAGCATTCCAACAAATACTTTGATATTAATTCATGTGAGTCGACGTCGTTTGCGATACGGTTAAATTTTTCGTTCTTGACTCGTCGATTACTTCGGTAGTTCATCAAGTAGGGAGGATCGGTAACTACGAGATCGATCGATTTATCCGGCAACAACTGCATCCCTTCGATACAATCCATCTGATATATCCGGTTTAACTCAAGGCTTCCTAATAGTTCTTTACCCATATGTAATAACACCCCATATATGTATATAATTGATTTTTGATACAAAATAAAATGAGAGTTTTATCTATTAAAAACATTTAACCATTCTTCATTTGATGTTTTTCTTGTTCCTGAAATACCACCTTTACCCCTTTTACCAACAATTAAATGTGCATTATCCGTCATTTTGTATCCTTCTGAAACATAAATCTTACTTTTTTTCTTATGTAATTTAATACTTGATAATAATTTATGTATATAATAATATACATCAAAATTAAAGCCATAACCTGTTGTATTTTTATATGGTGGATCTATGTATATTATACTATTATCATCAACAGTTATTATGTCATTTATATCACCATAATATCCAAATAATCCCTCCATTTTTTCTAAAATAATCTCAACTCTTTTAAATAATGTTTCGGGCATAGGCATCATTGGATTTACAGGGCTTTTTCTATTAGATGTTTCTGTTGGCAACCAATAATTTCTAAAAGATATATTTTGCCATTTATTATTTTCAACCCATATAGCTTTTGAACCAAATGAGCATGCTTGAAGAATCAAGAATTTATAAACCATATTATCAAACAATCCATCGTTAGCAGGTTGTTTTGACATTTCTTCCACATATGATTTAATCTTTGTAATATCTTTAGGAATATCATCTATATATAGTCTAAACACATCCGTACTAAAAGTTCCATCACCAATTTTTTGCCAAAATAATCCCCAAGGAGATTTATCTACCATCACTATATTACTAGGATCAACGCCTCTATTTACTAATTCAATAGATATTGCTCCACTTCCGCAACATAAATCATAAAATTTTGTGTTTTCATTTATATCATTTTCTTTATAAAAAATATCTACAATATCTTTTGCTATACGTTGTTTGCCACCTTGATATGCGCAAGGTATAGTCAATTTTTCCTCTTCCATTAAACCGCTCCTTATTAATATTGTTTTAATTTATTTCATTTATAAGTTTCTAAGTATTTTTTTATAGAATTTTCAGTACCCCAAATATAAACACCATTACTTGAATATTCATCATATTTAGGTGGATTACTAATTATTTTTTATTGGCGCAATACTAACTATGTACTTAGCTTTATACTCTTCATAAATAATCTTCATTGCTTCTTCTTCATTTTTAGCTTCAACTGTTCTCCAAAGCCATTGATCACCAACTTTTCCACCAAAATCTCTGCAATAATTTACTTCATATTTCATTGAAAACCTCCCCCAAAATCAAAAACTTCATTTAAATCATTCTCTTTAATGATTTTCATTGATATTCTGGAAACATCGTCTAACCGTACAAAAAAGACTTCTATTTTTCCATCACCAAGTGTTAAAGCACCTGATGCGTTATTCGTAAATCCTTCTTTAACATTATGGTTAAAATTTTCTATTTCTTCTTCTGAAGCGTTTTGAACAATAATTTTTTCTTTTATTCCGTTTTTAAAAAGAATATCGTATTGAATTTTCAATTGATTAAACTCCTTTCTGATTTAAATTAATTAATTTCGTTTTCATAAACATCTATTCGCCAACCTATTGGTGATCCCATTATTTTATTTTTTAACAACTCAGCGCCAACAATATAATGACTATTTGTTAAAGCTTCAATAACTTTTTCTTTATTTTCATACCCATTGATATGTAAAGAACATACTTTTTTAAGTTGCACTTCCTCCATTATTCATTCCTCCTTTGATAAAAAGTTAATTTTATTTACCATCCAAAAGATTCAGGTACATAAACTTGCTGCTGTGTTCTGATAATTTTCCGTAAATCAGTCTGTGGTTCCATATGATCTGTTTCTGTCACTCTAATTAAAAATCTCCATTCGTGCTTTTCTGATTTAACTCCTGTATGTAAAGTCCACCAATCAAACTCAACAACAGTACAACTTGGAGCAGATACTATTCCAGATGGTTTGATTGTGTGAATTTGCTCTGTGATATTTTTATATAAGTTAGTATCTGGTTCATCTGGCACTGACAACTCAATAGGATCTGTAAGGAATTTAGTTAAGCAACCAGCACCAGTCACCAACAAATGAAACCTTGTGTCAGACATTTCTTCTTGTGCAAAAATGTTCGGTGTAGCTTTAACATTAGGCTTTAATTCTTTTCCTCTTGGAACTCCATCAGTGTGCCAACCCGGAATTGCTGGATAGAAACCGGGCATAAGCATATGAATTTTTGTGTCAACGATTATGTATTTTCTATCAAATTTTAAATCCATTGCACCGATGACAGCTCTTGTAAGTTCTCCACCGTATTTAAGTGCATCGTCTAAACTTGCGTTCCATAAAGCAGGAGTGTTTTTGATTTCATCAATAGACGGTTGTTTAATTGATTTACCAAATTTAATTGGATTGCGGTTAAATAATACTTTTGCCATTTTTTTGGTTCACCTTTCTTTATATTATTTTAATTTATTTTTAATTAACAACATATTTCAAACCATGCTTATACTCTTGATCTTGCTTTTCCATCTGTTTCTTAATAATTTTCTCAATTCCTTTTGTAGCGATATTTTTTGCTGCATTCCAATCAGCATTAGTTTTAAATCCACATGACTCACAAATAAACTTTTCTTGCTTTGGTCGCCAATCATCTTTATTCTTACTGCTATGTATGTGACCACATTTATGACATCTACTTGATGTTTTGTATGGATCAATAATCACCACTTTAATACCTGCTTCTTCTGCCTTATATGTGATTTTTTGTCTTAAATCATCGTATGTCCAATTTTTTAGAAATGCTTTATCTTTTGCAATTCCAGTTAAATCTTCCATTTGAATAGTTCCACAATTATTCTTAATTGCTTCATTAATTATGTACCTACTCCAGCAATGATTCTTTGTGTCTTTAAATCTTGCAATTTTACCGGATAATTTTTCTAGTGGTTTAAGTCTAGTTTTAACACCATGTCCAATACTTCCTTCTCCACACCATTTTCGTTGTCGTTGAATACTCCTTCTTCTTGCTTCAATTTGTCGTCTAAATGATTCCACTTCCTCTTTACTCCCAACTGCTTGACGGTAATATGGACTATCTGAAATGGCTAACATAGCTGGAATATTCACACCCATATCAATTCCCATGATGCGATTAGGATTGAGTTGTTTCTTTTTAGGAGTGAATGTATAGGCTAGATTGAGAAACCACTTCTTTTTACGTTTATCTCGAACAATTTTACTCATAGATAATTTATATTCACCACTAATTACTCTGTCTACAATTGATTTTAAATAATTACCCTTAACAGCCAATAATAGTTTGAATCCTGTTTCTGTACCTTTTCTTCCTAATTCCATTGCATATTTTTGTGATATTAATTTAATTTCAATTATATATTTACCTCTGCTGTCTATGGTTATATTTGGTTTTTTATCATGTGTAAACATTTGCTTATTATGTAACTCAATTGGCAAATCACGCTTATAGTTTGCAACTGATTTCCTACCATACTGAACATCTTTTTTATCTGCCTTCCATTTGTCAATAACATTTTTAATTGTTGCCTGTACACCTGCGGAGTTCATATGTTTCACCAATTCTTTTAATTGATTGTTGATGTGGCTATCAATTGTAGTTATTTTTTTACCATCATCCTTAATAAATGGATATTCTTTAAGATTTAAATATTTTTTGTATTTATTAAAATATTCATATCCTATTCCGTCAAATTCCCATAACATTTGCATGGCTTTATTAGAAAATTTCCATGTTTCGTATTGTAACTCATTTAATATTTTGCCTAGTGTATTCCAATCAGTGTCTAATGGTTTAACTATTTGGATTTTAGCTGTATATGTCGTCATTTATACTACTCTCCTTTTATTATTGCAACGCTTCTTGATCATCTTTCGTATATTCATCATTTACCACTTACATGTATATATGTATTACAACATCAGTGTCAATGCCTTAATTTTCTTAAATTTTTTACCACTTATACATACACATTATTACAACTTTGCGTCTTAATTCATCAACCGCCAAAGCGTATTTACCACTTACATACGCATACGTATTGCAACTACATCTAAAACACGTTGCTGATTACTAACAGATTCTTACCACTTACATACGCATACGTATTGCAACCCCCTATTTTTGGATTAATGGTTTAATTAAAGCTCTTACCACTTACATACGCATACGTATTGCAACAAGTTAGCAATAGGTGTCCAATTACCCCAACTAGCTTACCACTTACATACGCATACGTATTGCAACTCCGTATTCAGTTGTAAGTGGCTCGATCGGGCTTTGTGATCGAGTTTTTCACCTAACATTAGTTAGGACTTTTCCTTTCGGAAAATACCTTGACCGAGTTTCATCAGCGTATTTTTTATAGATTCGCACCTTACGTAAATCCTTATGTATCAACAATTTCATCGCTGACTATCTCAGGTTATGGGGCATCCATATGCGATTCGCACGTAGGACTCGGATTCACCGATCTAAGCCTCCCCTTGAAATTTTATTTCGTTTCACCTCTCTTTCAAAATCTAATATTATTATAATTTATTTTTAATTGTTTGTAAACAATATTTTATTATATTTTTTTATTTTTCCAGTTTCACCACCTTATCATTATAAGTATTCATTATATAAAATGGTGGTTGAACACTTACACTAAACTCACTTGCTGCCTGCAAAGCCATATGTATTCTTTCCACTGGATTCATTCCTAAACCTTCTGTAGTGTGTAACGATCCTAAAGCAAATTCTTCACCGGAGCCACAAGCATCATAATTTTTATAAGACTCGGAGACTTGATAATCAGATTGTATTTTAAATAATCTATCTTTGTAGCCCAATAAAAAAATACCTCCTGATTTTTCTCCACCATTATTCTTTCCAAATCCACCATTTTCAAACAAACTAATCACATTAGGGATAAATTTTGTAACCAAATATTCATGATCAATGTCCGGTTCGTCTTTAGGATCAATCAAACCATTTGCATACATCAGTAATTGACCCATTCTATAAGATGATGTAAAACCTAAAATCGCATTGTTTGTATCTTTTAATTTAAATACTTTTTTGTCTTTCCTAATAGTTTTATAATATGAATTCGATGCCAAAGAGTCTGCTCCAATATAAGTGATTCCGTTATGTGTCAATCCTACAACGCAAGTCATTTTATCAACTCCTGTAAGCTTTGATCACTCATAAAATTTTTATCGATTTTCAATATCCTCCATCTTTTGTTTAATCTTTTCATATATATCCTTATTTGTTTTATCATTACCAGTTTCATCCAACATACTATTGATCCATTCTTTGAGTTCATTCCAGTCTTCTATGGCTCGTTCAATTTGGTTTTGTAAGTATTTTTCATAATTATAATTAGCTTTCGCAAATCCTTTAGAAAAACTAAGACCAACTCGATTACTTACATCTATTGCTTTTGATTTTTCTCTCATATTTCCACTCCTTATTTACAAACTATGATAAACAACCCAAAAATATGGTATTCCGCCAAATAAAACACCAGCTATAAAGAAACCAAATTCTCTCCAAGTCATATCAATACCTTTGTATCTTTGATAAAGAACAAAAATTGATAAAAATATATATAAGAAAAACCATATATACATTGAAAAATTTAACAAATCAATCACCTCAACTTTCTTAGATAAAAGAAAAGTTTTATCTTTGACTACGCTTCCTTCTGTACTCGTTTTGCCAATCTGCAATCAAATTATCTACTTCTTTTGTTTTAGCCATTAAAGTGGGAAACTTGATTATTCTTTCATTGTCCTCAAAAAAATCTTTATCATAACCAGTATAAGAGATAGGAATCGGTATATCATTTTCACGACACATTATCTCAACGTCTTCTTTTGTATAAAGACCTGCTTTTTGTAGTATCGCTGTGTATCCAGCTCCATTTTTACACCAAAATAAATGCACATCTCCACCAAAAAACATATCTCTATGTCTTAGTGTTAGTATTAAATATAATTCATTGTCCATGATTATTTCCTCCATTATTTTTTAATTAAGATAACTCTTTTATTTTAATTATTTTTTAACTATGGAGAATCAGAAAAGAATTCTTGTTCTATTGCACGAAATGTTTTTGCCTGTTCTTCAGGAAGCAAATCAATAATTTCTAATAATAATTTATATTTGGATTGAGCTTTAATTATCTCTAAATACTCTTCATCTGCAATTCTTGGAGCAAATACATACAATTCATGCCACATCCTATATTTCATCTCTGCTAAGTGATATAAGAATTGATCCATCGTGTCACCCTCTGTATTATAATTCTTTAATTTTCATTTTCAACCATTCCAAAAATTTTTCATCTTCCAAGTGAAACATATCAATATAAGTCACTTCTTCTAAATAGGCAGCATGATTATAAACTTTAACAATTTGATTTTTCACAAGCCACCCGGTTTCACCAGTATCTTTTATGTATTCATGTTGTAAATTATTGATTAATTGATGAAAACGTTCGTCCGGGCGTGCTTCCCAAATAATCTTTATCAGCTTTAAGATTTTAGATATTTTTTTTGAATCTTTCATTATCTTCACCTTTAATATTAATTTTCTTTTGATAATATTCTCTTTCTAATTCTAAGACCGCCCTATATTGTTTGCTTTGTAAATCACGAATTTCCTTTGAATCTGCATAATGACTATAAAAAGCTACATTGCCAATAACCTCTTCTGTATTCCCTGTCATATATTGATAACTGTAAAAATGAAAATCATCTGCACACTTTACGCTTTCTTCCATCAAAATATTGTCCATATAATCCCGATCAGTTTTAAGTTCTTTATCACAAATAGGACACTTCATTTTCTGTTTACCTCATGATTATTTGATTTATTCATTAATAATCCTGTCAATTTCTTTATACAATTCTTCTTTTGTTCCATAGAACGAATATTTTAGAAATTGGATTTTGTTTAATTTTTCTTTTAAATCTTTGATGATTTGATTTCTCAATTCTATTTCTTTAAGAGCGTGATTATATTCATCTCTTAATAATTGATATTTTGTTGATTTCATACTATCAGTCCTTTTTTGTTAACCTTCGTCATTAATTCCGATTCTCCACAATAAGGACATTTTAAATAAACTGATATTTCATTTTTTGAACTGTCATATATCTTAACAATGTTACCTTCGTAAAACTCTATTTGTTCATCACAGTCTCCACAATATCCATGCATTTGAATATCCCTCCTAATTTATGTATCAATTACCATTCTTTTATCAAAAAATCCATGCACCTAAAACAAATCCAATAATAAATGAAACAAACATTAATCCAATTAGTTGTAAAAATCCTTTTACAACATTGCTATAAAAACCAAATCCAAACAATATGCCACCACCTCTTTATAAGCTATCTTTATACTTTTCAAGGAATTTTATAAAATATTCATCTGAAATAAACGCAGGATCATGTACATAGCTCCACTCCGTAAATCCACTTTGTAACATGCAAATAATTTCATTAAAGGAATAGTTTTTGTATTTTTCTTTCGATAAAATTCCCTCTATCAGTTTAATTATTTTTTGTTTATTTTCGTCCATATATGTGTCACCACTTTTCAAAGTCCATTTCAGATATTTTATTATCCAACATATATTGAAAAATCTGCGAAAGCTTATATAAAACATCAGTTGGTATATACTCTTTTTCGCCATCAAAACCATACCCGTTTGGATAAGAAACATGAGGGACATTTTGGACTTTAAGTTTACCATTGAAAACAGTCTTCATTATAATTGAATTGTTTTCCTGATCCATTTTTAATCATCTCCTGTATAAAATTCGACTTTTATCTATACTTTAATACAACTTCCAGTCTATCTATTAATTTTTTTAACCCATCTTCATCTAAGTGTGGAATTAAATCATAAAGTGTAACCACCATAAATTCAGAAAAATCGTCTTGATTGGCTATTGGAGGATATGTATACATATCTTTTGCTTTTTCTTGTAAAGCTTTAATTGATTTTTGATCGTTCATAATAAATCATCACCTCATTTTATAAAAGACTGATTTTATTCCTCTCTTTTCTTTGACCATTCTTCTGATAATTTCGTCCATTCTTCTAATAAGTCAACCATTATTTTACGTTCCCAATCTTCTTCAAAATATGCAGTATCTACATGTCCATCTTTATCCCTAATATTTATATAATCTTCTCCTACGTCAGTTATAACGCTTCCTTCTAAATCATATCTATCGCCAAAAAAGCCATTACAATAAAAGTTTGTAATCTTTTTACCGATAAATTGATGTGGATCGTTTAATTTCTTTAACAAATAATTTATTGCAAAGTGCAATTCCGATTGATCTTTATTTTGTTCAAAATAATCTCTCATTCCTTTTGTGCTATTAAATTTCAAATTAACCACCTCTTATTAATATATTTTTCTTTTATTCATTTACTCAGAATTCTATTCGTAGCAATATTCAAATACCGCCAACTGTTTACCATCTTCTATAGATGGATTATTTAACTCAAACATCACTTCTTCCCAATTTTTATTATCCATCTCTTTTTCAATATCCCATTCTTGACGAAATTTTCTCAATATCAGCCGATGATACAGTTTCTAAATAATATTGACCTTTATTATTTGTGAAGATAACATAAGTCTCCATATTATCGCTCCTCTAATAAATCTTCTTCTTTTTTAAAAGAAATCTCATTCAATTTTTTCTTTTAAAAATACGTATTCATTGTCATCAGATTTGACACATAATTTCCAGCCGAATCTACCCAATCCATTTAAACATTCAATAAAACTGCTATTTCTATCAAAATTTATATAGTCATTCCCATTAAAGAATACCCAATAATAACTTCCCCATTCTTTATGTTTATATAATTTTCCATATTCATATTTGAATTCGCTCATACTATTGCCCCCTGATAAATTAGATATTTTCTATATCTTTTTCTCTAATGAATTTAATTTCATGTACAATACCTGTTGCGTCATACATATCTTTTGCAAGTTTCAATACTTCTACATAATCTTTAGATTTTATCCTTAGTTCTCCTTCACCTGTATATAATCCAACAAATACTATTTTATTACCCATCATTTTATTCTCCTTTCTCATATTCATATTTAATTTCATTTAAACTGTCACAATCAAAGGGAAATTTTATTAAAATAGATTTCCTTGACTATCTATTAAACCTTTGTGCTTACACCATTTGCACTCTGCCTTGATATTCACTCCATCAGAACCTATGTAATTATAAGTCCATGAATGCCACCCAATTTTACATAACAATCTTTTAAACATATTTCTACCTCCCAATGAGAATATTTTTTTCATATTGCTTGCTCCTTAATAAAAGTGAATTTCTATTTATCTTAATCAAGCCGCACTTCTCTACAATGACCTATGAAGTTTACTCCGTCTGGCGTTAGCAGAATGCAATCTTTATAATAATACTTCTTATTTTTATCATATACATTAACTCTCTTGCATTCTCCATAAGTATTGCTTGAAAAGTCTTTATAATTGTCTAGCCTATTCGTCAATATAATTTTTACATCAATGCGTAGCGTTACCACCTTATGGTTTATAAATCCAGATGTTTCTATTTTTTTATTCTCCTCGATAATTTCAATCACTAAATTATTCATATCTCAAATTCACATCTCCTTTTTAAAATTGAAATCTTATCTATTACTTAATTTATCTAAGTTTCTCTGATTGGCTTTTAATTGAGAGTCATATTCTCTAACTCTATACGCAAGTAGATAAATTGCATCTGCAAACATTTCTGCACCAGACTTAGTTGACGCTCCTATTTCACTTATCGCTTTTGAGATTTTCTTCATTTTAAAAGTTTGCATATCATCCATATTTCACACCCCTTGCATAAAAGAGAATTTTTATTCAAATTTCCTTTGAGAATACAGTTACAACTCTTTCTAGTCCATCAACTGTAGACAAGTATTCATCATGTACTTCATATCCTTTAGCCCTCATGTGAAGTTTTGTATTTGCTTTTTCTTGCCAATTATCATCAATTGTATAAATTAAATGTAATTTATGTTCTTTTATAACCTTCATATCAACACCTCTAGACAATAGCTTTTTATTAATATTTAGAAATAGTCTTATTCGCTCAAAACCCACTCTAATAACCTAATTTTCTGATCGAGTACATCTATATCGATATCAATATATGACAACTGTTCATATGTGTCTTGATCATTGCCGTCAGATATGTTTTGATATTGAAGTTCTAATTGCTCTCTTTCTTCCTTTAATTCATTTATTTTATTTAAAATCTCTTCTTTATTTTTCATGTTTTTTCGCCCCCTATAAGATGATTTTTATCTATATTTATTACTTTAAATCGTTTATGGTTAATCCTTTTTTCGCTTCTTGCCAACCATTTTTTAAATTCATTTCGTGTCTTTTACATGTTTTGCAAGTTCTTATATCTATCTCACAAAGACTAAATGTTCCATCTAAATTGTCAACAAAGGCACTACCCCATGTTGCATATTCAAAGTTATGATTACCTTTAACACAACGCAATCTAATCTTCAAGTTCTTAACGGTTTTTTTAATTATGTTTCACCTCTTTATAAAAGTAAGAAATTATCGAAACTAACAATCTTCGCTACACCGCCCCAAATAGGAATATATGGCATACCATTTTCATATGGTATGCTGTCACGATAGTGTAATGCAACATCTCCTGTATCTAAATTTACGAGAAGTGTCCTGCTTTCATCCCACATCTTATATTCTTCGTTTTCCCATTTGGCTTTTTCTACTTTGTTTTCTACAACCATACATCTGTGTCCATCTTCAAAGATGATTACGTCGCCTTTCTTTAACACCCTTAATCACCTCTTAATGTTCATCTTCAATCTTCTCATATGTTTGTTCAAATATATCTGGCTTGCATGGATAGATTTCTCCTTGCACTCCTTTGATTATGTAGTCTCCGCCATTGCCAATCATAATTCCTTCTAACGTTTTTATCTCACAATATGCTTCATCAATATCATATCTGTTATAATCACAATTTTTTAAAATAACGTCATTAGATGTTACTTTATCCATAAACCAATCTGGCATAGGATCTATATAGAATCTAAATGCTTCAACAATTACTGGTCTTTTGCGGTATTTCCCCATATGCTCCCCTCCCTACTTGCATAATTCTACTTCCCAAATCTCACCATTTTTACCTATATACTCAACACTTACAGATACTAGTGTGTGACATACTCCAAAGTCTGAACATGGAATGTCAAGATGTTCGCCGAAGTAATTTTTCAACATATGATGTCCGCTATAATTCTCTTGTAAATCAATTAAAGCGTCAACGATATGATTTTCAAATTCCTCTAAAGAATACCTGTTAACCGTTGTAACATAATCTCCATCGCTAGCATCTGCGACAATCGTCACTATGAATTTATCTCTTTCTGACTTATCTTTTTTAACTAATCGGTATTTACTCATTTTTATCACCGCACTTTATTTGATCTTATATCTATACTCTTCAATTAAATTAATATTCTCTATTAAGATTAATCCTTTGCTAAAGTCATATACACCAAAAGTTTTGACAAGATATAAAATTCCGTCATCTTCATTTTTAAATGATTTGTATTGGTGGTAAATTCGATACATAGCGATTTCAAATCCATCGCTAATATCTATCTTGTTTATTACATTGTATATGAAGTTCATAACACTTATTGGCGATTCATTTGTAATGTTCATCATTACTGCTTGAATAGACAGGTATAAATCATCATCAATAACAAATGGTCTTACCAGAGCTGACGCTTCTATCAATTTATATTTTGTAACTGAAGGAAAACGATTAGTTAATATTTTAATCTTTTCATCTAAACTTGTCATAATCTCACTTCTAAAATGGAATTTCGTCTTCATCAACCGATTTTAATATATTATATTATTTTAATTTATTTTTGTCTACGATGAAACAATCATTTTATCTACTTGTCAATTCGTTTATTTGGTCTGGTGTATATGCCACCCCATTTCGTTTCCATTTGGTCTGACCAAACTCATCGAATCCATCTTCTTCAACTTCATGTAATAAATTATCTTCAAATTCAAGATAAAATAATTCTGTGTTTGTTTGCAAAGAAAATACTGTGTTATTTTCTAGTTTAACTGCTCTAACTAATACCAAGTGCATCCCCCTTTTATTATTATTTAATCAGTTTTTATCATTTCAGTTAGATGCTTGTTGTATAAGCTTGATTAATTGTCTCCTTCAATTTTTCCCATTTACTTTTATATAGAAACAATTGTTTTTCTGTTTTTGACATTGGCGTTTTACATCTCAGCTCTTTTCAAAAAATCTACGTCATTTGTTTATAATGTACTTTTGTATAGTTTCCTGAATCAAAATCATAGCAAGCATTGCCTTTTTGCCACCAGATATCTTTGTAGAGTATCTGATCTGGAATATACTCTACTTCCCGTACAATCTCTTCCTCTTCTCCATTGTTGTACCAAAATTTAAAATTAATTAACATAAAACACATCTCCTTTTTAATGAGCTTTTACTTCTACCCTCAATATCTCTTTATCATCGTTTATTATATAATTTATTTTATCAATATCATAAATTTCTTCTTTTAAAAGATATTCTTCAATCGCATTGTCAATATCTTCTTTGGTCAAAGTGATTAATTTTTGAATGTGCATACACACCCTCCAGATTATTAGATTAATTCACTCTTCTTCCTCTAATATTTCTTTAAACTCATCAAAACTGTATGTACTATTTAAATGAAAGTGAGATATATAATCATAATGGCATTCTTCATGGACAGGTTCTTTTACATTTCCATCAACAATCATTACATAATCCGATTTTTTGAATCGTTTTTTACAAAATGCACATTTTGGAATAATCATTTAATATCCATCCCTTATTATTCATCATCTTCATCATTAATAAGCATTCTTTCACCAAGTTCATTATTTATCTCTCTCTCCTTATTTTTGATAAAATGTCCATTATAGTGTGTTCCTCAATTTGCTTAATAATCAATTCTTGAATTTCTTCAAAGGAAATATCGTTTTTTCCTTCTTTAAGATTATCAACATTAATTTCAATATAACTAAAATTATTTGTATTAGCTAATTGAAACATATCTTCTCCATCATAACTGAACTTCTCTTTTAATTCTTCTATATTATTGAATCTCAATCGTAAATCTCTCATTCCACCAGACGGGTAATAATGATGACAACCAAATAATAAATATTTATACTTCATTCGTTCCTCCTGCAAAACGTTGGTGATTTATTTAATACCTTGTCTTAGAATTTCTTTAGCTTCATTAGATATCACCGAGCTATTATAAAGTTTAACAATTGCTTTCATCATATCAATTTCATTAAATGCAGGTGCATAATTCACTGTTTTCCCATTTTTCGTATATCTCATTAATAATTGTTCTTCATTTTGTGGCACACCATTTATGACTGGTGTACATCTATCAAAAACAATATCATATACATTATCTACATTATGAGACACACGATCATGCTTATCGTACTTTGTTTTTACACCCATTTTAAATCGCTCCTAAATGGTATTTAACAAGCTAAGTTCAAATTTGGATTCAATGGCAACTTATACAGCCCACAAGCAACTCCATATTCATCTTGGCTTATCTCTTTTATTTTAAAATCTTCCAGATTATCACAGAATGTTTTCGCTGCTTCATAGTTTATAAATTGAATTCGATTAACACTTCCGTCTTTATTTTTCCAAATTACCCAAGGTTTTTGTTTTTTCATACATGTTTCTCTCTTTATTTTAAAACATTTTATTCAACAATTTCCAGTAAATTCACTTTCTCTTCGCCAGTTGGTGTTGATACGAAATCGAGATTTTATCTGTTTCGCTGATCAATTTTCTGTGTTATATCTGATAAAGAAACCATTAAAATACATATAAATGCAGACCCACCAAACGCTACTGAAAATAATTTTAATGCTTCAATACAAAAATTCTTCATTCAAACATTTTTCCTCTTTTGTTTCTTTTTCCGTTGCATATCTTCTAATGAATCACATTGACATTTCCAGCAAACCGGAATTTGCCTATTCTTAATCATCTCTTCTTTTTTCATCAATTCTCCGCATAGACAATATACTAACTCAACTAATAGTCCCATCTTAAAAACATTTCCTTTTCATCTTTTTATTCAATAATTTCTAACGTAATTTTTACTTTTCTTCCTTTAAACTTTTCATCTATTAAATCATATAGTCTTTCATTAGGAAGATGGCCACGTTCAGCATCTTTTTTATTATCATAAAAACCTAAATGATCATAGTCTCCACCAAGCCAGCCAATTAAAACTTTTTGATAATCATATTTTTCGTGTAATTGTTTCAATTTTTGCTGAAATATTTCGTAAAATTCTTCAAATGATATTTCTTTATTGAATGCCTTTTCTATATAGGGATTCATCTCATCTCGAAAAACATCCCAAGCTTCTAAAGGTATTGTCATTATAATTATCCCCCATTAGCACTTATTTATGATTTAAAGCATATCAAGAATGGTTTCAGCATAAGCCTTAATTTGATATAATCCTGATTCAAGACCTTCAATTATATACTCCTCTACTGTCATTGGGGCGTCTTCAACCAACTTAATTTCTTTAGGGTTCATTTCCCAATATTCAATAGTTTTCTTTATTCCATTCTTAATATGCTGCGATTTTTCGGCAAACCAAGAAGTAAAATTTATACCACGACTATCAAGAATTTTTTTAGGATATTTGGCTCCTCCAACAACGTCTTTTGGCAATCCAAAATATTCTCCGGATTGTTTACTTGGATTAAACAACTCTACTAAATCATCACTTAGATTAAGAATTTTAAGCAATTCAAATGAAATATCCGGCTTTTCATTTGTTTCACGTAAATAACCTTTAAGCTTATTCTCAGCTACATCTGTCATTCTAATTATTTCTTCTAATCTAGGTTTGAAAAATTCTTTAACATCATTCATTACTTTTCCCTCCGATGATAACCACTCTCTGATCCTGTGCCATTCTATTTTTTTCATTAATAAATAATAAAGTAGATAAGTTTATGAACAACTTTAAAGCATCAGTTTTCTTCCATAGTTCAGGATTATCTCTTCCATGCATTACCCAATTACGATTAAGAATCTCCAATCTTTCAGAATTAAAGTCATTTGAAGTAAATAAAGAGTTTTTTAGAAATTGAACCATTGAATACTCTATAATTATTGAAAGATTTTTCTCCTCATTTGGTATCTTATTTTCCCACTCTTTTAGTAATCTAAATCCGTATTTTGGACTACTAAGTAGTTCAGCAATTTGCCCTTCAATTGCACTAATTAAAGCTGGAATAGTTATTTCATAATTATCTTTCTCAAAATTTTCAAAACACTGTTCTAATAACTTTTTGTTTTTATGGTTTATATTTTCAAGAATATACTCTTTTTCGGATTTGAAATAGGCATAAGAATTTGCAGAATATAGTTCATAAAAATATTGATCGTATTTATCTAAAGTTTTTTCAAGTTTGTATGAATCTAAATAAGGTTTAAAAGGAGTGTTAGCCGTTAATGTCCATCCAAAACCAGCACTTTGATTTATAGATTTTTCTATTCGCTCATAATCAAAATTTATTTTTGGTATTGATATTTTCGGTAGGCGAATCGATTCAAAATTTTTATAAACTGTTTGAATTAAATCGTTTACCTGCTTGCCAATAGAAAAAGAAGCTTTTTCAATAATTTGCTGTGAAGATATAACTTTTTCTGCAAGCGTATTTGAATTTTTTATTAATTCATGGAATTCTGTTTGTGTTCTTGCTAATTCAATCAAATCCTTTAACAAAATCTTTCCCACCTATAAGCTAATCTTTCTTTACAATTTTACCATAATCTTTATATTACTGTTTAAATTTCTTTAATTGTTTATTGATGTTTTCAAATAGTGATGACTTTTCATCGGGAAACAAAGTTCTAATATCTTTTGCTTCATTTGTGGATTTTAATCACTCCAAACAAAATCAATACTTAATTCTCACAATCTTTTCAATAGGTACATCAAGATATTTACAGATTTTTGCAATTGTCATCAACTCAACATTTTTACCTTTCTTCATTTTCGCTAGAGTAGTGGAATCAATTATATTATCCCTTTTCGCAATCCAAGATGGTTTTATACCTTTCTCTTTACATGTTTCATAAAAAGGTGAAAAGTCAAGTTGCAAAATAAACACTCCCTTTTAAAACAAATGATCATGTATTAATTTTAACTAAAGATTTGATGAAATAACAATCCCACTTGTTTTTTATCTCTTAATTAAATATTATTATAATTTATTTTATGTGTCAAACCTTTTCACCATTTTTCTAACAAAAATTTCTTTTCTAATGTCAGAAAAATTGATTGGTTTGTAGTTAGTCAATTCAACACTTACACATTTATAAATATCTTTGGGGAGATCCTTACCTTTTGAATGTAAATGACCACAGATATTTCCCTTTAAGTCGGTATTGGCAATTGCAGTTCTCAATGCATTTTCATTTTGAGGATAATGGCTTAAAATAAAATCCTCAAAAAAATAGTAGTTATATACGTCAAAACCAAGCTTTCTAAATTTCCCATTGCTTATTCCTTTATCATGATTTCCGCGAATCAAAATTTTTCTTCCATTTAACCGTTTTGCGATATATTCCATTCTTGCAGCACTAGTGAAGAAAACATCACCTAAATGGAAGATCAAATCATCCGGTTTAACTACGTTATTCCAATTATCGATTAATGCTTCAGTCATTTCATTAGCATCGGCAAATGGTCGATTTTCATATTTTAAAATGTTTTCATGATCAAAATGTGTGTCACTTGTAAACCAGATTTCCATATTGTTTTCACCTCAATCTTCTTTATACTGATAATATTCTTCTTCGCTGATTTCTTGGAAACTAATAAGAGAATGAGAATACTTAGTGGAATAATAGTATTCTTCGTTAGTATCCTTAAGCCATTTTAAAGGATGGATATCAACCAACACCTCATTGTAAAAGTCTATTGTGTTCGTATCTTTATCTTTTTCTGAATAGCAGATGAAATAATATTTCATAATTTGCAACCTTCCTTTCAAATAAAAGTGGACTTTTATTTAAGTTATAGAGGCAGTCACAACGACTACCTCTATTTTATGTATTATTTTAATTTGTTTTAAAATCCCTTATCGAATTCTCAATCCCTTTGTTTGTTTTAATGCACATCCTGCAATTTGTTCACCATTCTTTAATCGTTCTAAAATTGCTTTCTTGTCAATTTTCGGATCTTGTGGAATCATGAAGTCAGATGGAACACTTTTTTCATTAGTAATCTCAACAGATGGTGGGTTATTTTGAATTGAAATGGTTAAGGTTGGACGTTTTACTTTATCAATCCCTGCAAATTCCATTTGCTGTTGAAGATACTGTTTCAACCAATTAACTTTATTTTCTAATGATTTACGCCTGTCAGCTAAGCGTTTTTCTTCTGCTTTTAAAGCGTCAATGTCTGCTGAAAGGTTTTTGATTAGTTTTGCGGTGTTCTCTGCTTTATCTTCAATGGCTTCTTGAATTGAAGTAAGTGTGTCAGCAAAAACATCAGGATCAAGTTCGTCTGCCATTTCTAATACTTGTAGATAAGAGCCTGTAAGTTCGTATAGTTTCATTGATCATTCTCCTTCCAGTAAATCCATTCATTTGTCAAATCAGTTGTTGCTTTAATTGAAAATTTTATAGAACTAATTGAATCTATAATTTTATTCACAGCCACTGTTAGACTATGTGCGTTTTGATACCACTCTCTAATTAAGTAGCTTTCTATTTCCTTATCAATCTCCTTTTTTAAATCAACAAGAATTTCATTTTGTTTTTTAAAAAAATCTAAATTATCCTCAATAAAAAACTTTTTACTAAGAAAACGCTCTAAAAGTTTATGATAAGTATTTGTTAAAGTTTTAACTGCTGAAGTGTTTCCTTTTTTTAATTCGCTCTTAATTTTAGTTAAAGTTAAATCCATATTTTGCATTGTTTTTTCCATAAATTATTCCTCCTTGGCGATTGGTCGCTACCCTTTTTAATATTTAGACAAAAAACTTACTGACAACAAATTCCCATTCTATATAGGCAACATCCCCCTTTCAGCTTTTCTTCTTATAATAGACCGGAAATATTTGTTAGTGCGTTATTTGTTAGAAAATCTATATTAGCTTGAATTGGTATTTTTGCTTGTTGAATTTTATTTGCTATAATTGACAAATTACGAACTTCTACATATGCGGATCTTTGTAAACCTTTTTCTATCTCCATTTCAATTTTTTCGAATAGTTCTTGAATAAGCTTATTTTGACTTTGTAAAAGCTTTACCAATTCTTGCTTTTCTTTTTTGGAGTCAGGTTGTCTACTAGTATTTAAGATTTCTAATAAATTATGATAAGTTTCAATTAAAATTTCAGTATCTTTAGAATTTCCATTATTAAATTCTAAATTAGCAGCTTTCACAGTTAATTCCATATCTTTTATGATTTTCTTCATAATAAACGCTCCTTTATCAATTATTTAATATTTAATAAAAGAAAACTTTTATATTATTTTAATTTTCTTTAACGATAAAATGACCATTTTCAGCTTTAATCACTTTGTAACCAGCCTCTTTTAAAGCATTAACGACTTCTTCACTGTCCATTTCCTTAAGAGCTTCTTTAATATCCGTTTTTAATAAGTGATGATTAATTTCTTTTACTGCAACTGCTTTATTATTTTCGTCGAAGTATTCAATTTTTCCGTTTACTCTTAGGTTGTGTGGCAATACAATTGCATAATCATAATCTTGTAAATAATTAAGAATTTTATAACCAAAACTGTCTTTTATTGAAAGAATATCTGCTAATCTTTCAATTTTAATCTCTTTATCATGTGGTAATACATCAAACTCAAGTGTAACTTTAGCTTTGTATTCATTATTTGTTTTTTCTTGTTCATCTTTATGTTTTTGTTCTTTTTCATTTTCTGTTTTAATTAAATATTCGTAAAATGTTAATAGTGTATCAAATTTAACCCCTCCACCGACAATCTTTAACCTATCTTTTCTCTTTTCAATATCAACCGTTTTAAGTTCTGATACCAAATCAACAAATTTATAATTTAATTTACTAGAGATTATCAACAGTTTTGATTTGTTGATGTCAGAAGCAAGTTTTAAAAAGGAATCTATTTTACTACTTGGCGTACTTTTAACTTCCACGATATCAAGATCTTCACTTTTTAATGCATCTACTGCCATTATCCCGAATCCAATAGAATCAATAATTACTTTTTTCGTACCATAAAGATTGACTAATCTTTTCGTTTCTGCCTTAATATATTCTGTTGTGCCACCGTCATCAAAAAATCTCGTTTCTATGTCAATTAAACGATTATATTCACCATCACGACGAACAATCAATATTGTTACAGTAAAATTTGATCCCCATAAATATTTTATATGTGATACATCTAAAACTATGTAATGATTGCTTTCAGTTCCAACATCTTCAAGTTTCCAACAATTATCAATCATTTCTTTTTTAAAAAATGCCATTCTATATTTCCTCCTAGTATTGTTATAATTTTTTATTTCTTCCAAAACTGAAACTATTACTTGTATAAACAATTTCTCTTTCTTGTTTGCAAATTGAACATTCGCTTTTCTTTTTTATCACCTCCTCTTATAAGTATGTATTATTATAATTTATTTATGTAAAAAAATAAATTTTTAAAAATTTCCTCTAACACGTTTACAACTATGCTATTTCCAGCTTGTTTGTATAGTTGTGAGTCAGCCTTATCTTTACCATTGTAATATGTATGAATTAAAGCTTGTTTTGCTTTCATAAAATCTTCATCGTCAAATCCCATTAACCTATAACATTCTAATGGCGTGAGTTTTCGGATACGATACTTAGGATACTTGCCGACTGCTACTCCATGTTTATCTTGCACCGTTAACGTAAATGACTCTTCTCCATCATCTTTAAATCTTCGCCCGTTTTGGCGTTTATTTTCTCGATCAGGAGTAAGAACAGGGCGAACTTCTTCAATAGGTTCTGCATGACCGAGCATTTGTGGAACATTTAAAAGATTATTCTGTTCGTAACTATGTGATGTTAATGGTGGTGCTATTTTGTGTTGACCGCCTTTGTTAAAACCTCTACCTTTTTGTAAGATTGATGGTTCATCCTTATCCAACTGCACAACTCTCGGCTCATTTCCATGCGTTTCCCTGCGCAATGTGGGCGAGATTTCTAACGGATGAAGAACCTTTTTACTTCGTCCTTGATTATCTACCATAAAGTCTTCCGTTTTAGCACGATATTTTTCACTTAACTGCGCCACCAGTTTCGCTGTCTTTTCTTCGCTCAAATAGAACTTTTCGTCGACCTTATCTTCGAGAATGTCTCGCAGTCTTGTCGTCACTTCCGTTTGTGGTGGCCAGTCGAAGTTGAACGTTTTAATGTTTAATTTTTTTAATCTTTTTTTACCTTTTGTTAAAACATCGTTTCTTTCTTTGTCAATTATCCATTCTTCATTTGGTATTAGATCTTCCCTTATACCAACTATGAATATTCTTTCTCTGTTTTGTGGTACATTGAAATACTTTGAATTAAGCAATTCCATATCAATTCTATATCCCACTTCACTGAAAGATTCTGCTATTATATTTAAAGTTTTTCCTTTATCGTGATTAATCAACCCTTTCACATTTTCAAAAAGAAAATATTTTGGTTGTTTAGCTTTCAATGTTTCCACAAATTCAAAAAACAACGTTCCTCTCGTATCTTCAAACCCCTTGCGTTTTCCAGCAACACTAAAAGCCTGACATGGAGATCCTCCCACTAATATATCAAAAGATGGTAATTTTTCTTTATTGACTTTAGTAATATCCCCTAAATTTCGAGTTTTATCTACATTATGTATCGCACAGTATGATTCTATAGCATATTTATCGATTTCTGAAAACCCGATTAAATCATAATTGATTCCTATATTACTAAGTGCTTTTTCAAAAGCGCCAATACCAGAAAATAAACTTAAAACCTTTAATTGTTCCATTTAATCATCCTTTTGTTTTTATTATTTTAATTTTCTTTATCAATAAAACTCGAATTTCATTTAATACTTAAACTCAAAGCCACTGGCTTCAATAATATTCAACAAGTGAACATATTCATCAAAATCAACCAATTTGCCATTTTTATAAATACCCTTAATTGTTCCTCTACTTTTGTAATAAGTGATCAAATAGGAATCATATGTCACCATTTCTTCATCATTATCAATTAGTGCGTCATAATCACATTTTCTCAAAGTGATCGTTACGTAAGTCTGGTCTTCGAAATAGTCCCAATTAGCAATCATTTCATAACCACAATTTAAGTAATCAAATTCAGCATAGTGCTTTTCATTCTCTTCATATTCTAACCAGTATGTAAACTGACGGATAATTGCTTCTTTACCGTTCCAATTACTTTTATTGAATTTGTTATTAACAAACAATGATTGACTATTTGCAACTTCAGATTTTCGATTGACTAATAGCTCTTTTGTAATTGGTACATGATCAACTTCAACTATTTCTTTTTTGATAATCATTCATTGCCCACCTCCAGTGAAATATTTACTCATTCTTTTCTTTAAGCCAAGTTTTAAGGCTGCTTTCCAATATTTTTGTATTCCTTCTTTATAGCCACCATTTATACGCTGATAATATCGATATTGAACAAACATGTCGTCTACATTTTCAGGATCAAATATTTTTACACCATTTTTACTCAGATAAGCATTAATCCTTTTACGCTTCTTTATGACATCTTTAAGTAATCCATCAATATAATTAGCAAAGCCTTTCTTTCCTTCTCTTTCAGCTTTAACAAATTTTCGATTCAAAACATGAATTTCAAGATCCAAATAGATTCGCTCATTAATTGCATTAAGAAGCTCGTCCGAAATACTCGCTCTCATGAAACAACACCTACCGAATATATGTTCGTATACTTATTATATCCGGTATCATTTTAATTCATCAAGCCGAAAAAAGATTTCTTCTCTTAATTCTTCGAGTTGTTCAATTTGTCTATCCACTTCTTTAAGCTGTGCAAGGAATTCCTCTTTCTTTGTCATTTGGATCACCTCCTCAAGTGAATTAATTTTACTTAATCTTTTTCTTATTACGTTCAATCCATTTATCAATTAATTTAGGACAATAAACCTGTAAAACGGCAGGGAAACTAAATGAAAAATAAAGAATAAATAACAACCCCATAATCCATAAGCTAACAAGCACTTGTTTTCACCTCATTTTAATAAAAAGATAGTTTTATTATTTACTTCCATATATTCTTATGTATCAATAGAAAATCGCCATCATGAGCATATATAGGAAATACACTACTTCAACTGAACTTATAATCGTTCTTTTTAATGTTCTTTCCTTTTTCAATCTACGAATTCTTCTTTCATTGGTTTGTTTCTTGTTTTTAATCAAATTTATCACAAAAGATACAAGAAATAGCATTAACATGGAAAACGTTGGATACACAAAAATGTCAATTTTTAACGCATTAATCAAATAGGATAAATAAACAATTAAATATATAAAAGCACTAACGATTTTTAACAGAAGTGTCGTTTTCTTTGAAAGACTGATATCATTTATATTTTGTTTTTCAAATTCATCAATTTCTAACATAATTTTGTTAAACATATTCCCTTTTATGAGTATATACAGAGAAATCATCAACAATACAACGGTAAAAAAGATGAACATTTTGTTACCCCCTTAATATGTATTTAATTAATTTTTAATAACAAAATATTAATTTAAGATTTCCACCTTTAATCTTTGTTTCCCAAATTGTTGTGCTTTACTTGTACTATCCATATAAACATCAATACGACCTTCTACAATAGCACCTCCACGATCTTGACACGTTCTATAACCTAGTCCTTCAATTTTCAATTGTGTGCCAAAGGGTATGGAACGAGGGCACGCTACTGTTACCCCTTCTTGAACTTTTGCGCCACTGGCAGTTATCTTATATTGTGGATTTCCGGGATTTTTTCCTGTTGATTCTACATTTGGACTATAAGCTGTAACCGTATAATACGATGGGTAATCATTGTTTTTTTGTGTAGTGGCTTTATTATTGCCTACTTTTATCGAAAGAGATCGGTTCTCTTTCTTGACTTGTGCTAATTGTTCATTTAATCTCTTAATGTTTTTCTTTTGCAAATTAACCGTATTTGATATTAATTTAATTTTGTTTTCTTGTTGCTTTATCAATAAGTTTTGTTTGATCTTCTCACGCTCTAAATTTAAATTGACACCTTCCTCCTGTTTCAATTTAGCTTTTAATTTATGAATTTTTTCATGATCATTATGTATGTGCATAGAAGTTCCGACTAAACCTATTGATAAAGCTGCTAAAGCAATATTTTTAACAGCTTTCATGCGATAACTCCTTTTCTATGAATATTGTATTATTTTAAAAAAATCACCTCCTTTAACTTGATTTCATTATATTATTTTAATTTATTTTTGTCAATGTATTTTCCAACTTTTACTTCAATTTTTCTAAGCCATTGTTCTCTCCGTTTGCAAAGATAGATTTCCTTCATGATCAATTTCCTTTATTAAAGCAACTGTGTGTTTATAAATTGAGTCCTTATAAGTACGAGGAATAAATTGATTTCCCCGTCTAAAACCAGTAATTAATAACTTATTGCCTCTTGTAAACCAAGAAGACTCTAATATGGTCTTTTTACCATCAGATCCTTTTTCTGAAATTTGTTTATTATACCAAGAGAAGTTACCCGCATAAAACTTAACTGTGACTACCCCCTCTAATGTCAATAAAGTAATCGTATGCTTATTTTTATCTTTATCTAATACTGTTCCAGCAATTCTAGTTAACTCAAAAATTGATCTTTCGATTCCTTTAGATATATATGTCTTAACTACAATCGGCTCTTCCGGTAACTCAAAGAAATTTGAAACACCGTATTTATCTTTATTTAAATGTACTAATTCATGTTCAGAATGATAAAAGCTTAATGAAGACATTTCCCATTCACTTATTTTTCCTGAAGCATTTGCTTCCCATTCTAATTCTAACAATTGATTATTGAATAATTTTAAAGTTTCTTCTTGTGATAACCATTCTTTTACACATTCCATCTTCTTATCATATTCTTTTTTGAACTGTTTTTCAGAAATGATTAATCTTCCGTCTACAACATCTTTAATACACTCTTCAGAAAAATGCTCATTAAGAAATTGAGCCGATATATCATCAAGAATAAAAAGCTTATCTTTGGGCTTTTGTACCGTTTTGTATACAAACTTTGATATATAATCTTTAAATCTAAAGAACCTTACATTTAACTTGAATTTTTCAGGCACTAATCCTAATTCGATTATTTGTTTAAAATTGGTCATTGTCAGTTTTTCTTTTGGCTCAAAAATATGATTAATAAATTTTCGCATTATTTCTTTCCTGTCACCAAATGCTTCAAAACAGCCCCCTTTAATTAATTGAATCATCTGTTTCTTTTTCACAATTTTTGTATCATACATACGATTAACAAAATCTTCAAATGAATGATACGGTCTATTTTCAATAATCAAATGAACTAAATCATCACCAATACCATTAAGCCCTTTTAAACCAAAAATAATTGAATTGGTTTCCACATTTGGCTTAAAGCCAAAACCAGCCTTGTTTATGTCGGGTAAATCAACTTGGATTCCTCTTCTTTTCATATTTTCAATTGCAGTTGCCACTTTTCCATATTTCGTGCCTTTATTATCATCATTGTTTTCATCTGCACCAGCATTTACCGATAAACAAGCTGTATTCCAATAAACTTGAGGATAGTAATGTGCTAAATTCATTTCCTGCAAGGCTATTAATGAATATCCAACACTATGAAGCCTTGAAAACGAATAACCTGCCTGTGGTAAAATTTGGGTATCCCAAATGTATTTAAGTAAATTTTCACTAGCCATTTTGTAGCCCCTTTTCAAAGAAAAGATTTTTGATTTCTTGTATAATATCCTCGCGCTTTTTAGCTATGCCCTTCCTGAGCTTGTTCGACTCTGATATTGTAAAACCTGATATCCTCTTATCCATTGAAAGTAACATAATACCTTCTTGGGACTCTGAGACACCATAAACTTCGTCTAAGTGTTCTCTAACAATCTCAATTTCTTCGTCAGTTAAACCATATTCTTTCATTTCATTAATCCATATTTCAGGATTATTTTTATGCAATATGTATTTATCAACTGGTTGCATATCTCCATCTGACATTAATCTCATAAGGGAATTGGCAATCGCTAATTCTAACACGTTAGTTGGTTTTACTTTTTGAGCGCATTGTAGTCCAACCGGAGTATCGAATTGGAATAGGTCAGGAATAGCATTATTTCCTACTTTCTTCCACATTTCTGGATCATCATATTTCAATTTACTTGGATGTAAATACTCATTATATGTCTCCCTTAAACTACCTTTCCACTCCATATAACCATCTTCAATTAGCATATCCATACAAGCTCTTATCCTGTCTATAGAGATAACCGTGAGAAGATCAATTTTCAGATTGCCCATATAATCGCTATCTCCCATGTCGAATTGTGTTGTTGGTTGACCACTAGGCGCTCTCATCATTGCATTAAATTTTGTGTAATCATCGTTGTATATGTAAACACCTGAAGCATGAACCGATCTTTTATTAACAAGATTTTCAATTTTAAGTGCTATTTCTTTTAATCCTTCATACTTTTCAACTGCATTGACTAATTCTTTTACTGGCTTCCTATCTTTCTTTGGATTTCCAAAGAAACAGTCGGATAATGACCAGTTTTTTCCTCTTTCCACTGGAATTAAAGTGGTAAGATAAGACGCTTCATCCACATCGATCCCCATTCCGCGACAAGCAGAAAGTAGTGCACTCTTACTTCCTTCTGTTCCGAATGTTGCAATATTTAAAACTTGTCTTTCACCAAAAGTGTCCTTTAACGCTTGGAGTATTTGACTTCTTCTGTTTTGCTGCGAGTCCAGATCAATCCTTTATACCGTTCCTTTCGGAATACTTTAACACTCTTTATTTCAAGAGTCGGAGTAGACTATATCATTATCACTCATATAATTTATTTATATGAGGACAGTTGGCACTTCGATTTAAGGGATTCTCACCCACTTGCATTTCAGCAAGCCCTACTCCTATTGCGGAATTTCACCGCCAACGGGATAGTCGTTTAACCTTCGTTTAAGTGTGTTTCACAACATGACTTAAACGCTTGGCACAGTGTTACCATATTATTAATTTTTTAATTAATAACTTAGGTTTCCACTGTTAGCATCTGTTAATACAACAGACACACCCTGCAAATACAGGTTCACCAACTTTTCACTATATTGTTACCAATATAGGCGACTAATCTATAATCGGGTAATTCTGGACGTTCCGCAGTCAAATGTCTAAAATGTGGCAAGTTATAATCCAATGGATTTACTTGAATAATGTCAATTAAATAATTGATAAGAAATCCTGCTGCACTACCTCTTGAGACTCCCACAAGCGAATCACCTTTATCCCAAATAATATCAACAATTTGTTTAGTTAAAACATAATAAGAAGACATCCTGTCTCCTAATTTTTCTGATATTAACCAAAGCTCTCTTAGTTCAGTATTTATTCGATCCATTACTTTATAGAAATATTCTTTAGTCAAATCGGGATTCTTCATCTTGTTTTTGAATCCTTCTTCAATTAAATACAAAAGGTATTGGTCTATCTGATATTTACTATTGGCGTATTTTTCAATGTATTCAAATTTGTCATATGCAGGCTTAAATATATGGTTTACTTGAAAATTTTCAATTTTAGCATGTGGGATAACTGTATGTTGCTTTAAATCAAAAAATTCAATCATATCATAAATTTTCAATGTATTTTCAAATGCCTTATCAATTTCTTGCTCAGACAAATGATCTCGTAAATAATTTCTTACTTCATCTTCACTCATGATGTATGTAGCATCATAAAAATCATCTACTTCCCGTTCTCCATCCTGACTTTGAAGATATACCTTATGAGCGTACCTATCTTCTTTTTTCAGGTAATGTCCATCCGTTGCAACAATATAGTCAATATCATAGACTTTAGAAAGTTCAACCAGTTTCTTATTAACAATTTTTTGTTGTTTATTATCAGATGGTTGTATTTCAAAAAAGAAACAATCTTTACCAAAAACTTCAATACAAAAATTTACAAAGTTATCTAATTCTTTTTTGTAATAATTTAATTTATTTTCATCTTTTTGTTCTTTGGCTTCAAGACACTTAAGAATCGTTTGTGCAACGAAACCTCCGAGACAGGCCGTCGAAGCAATTACATCACCTTTTTTAATGACATCTTTTAAGTTTTTCTTAAATGTTGGTACACGCTCCATCAATCCAGTGGAAAACATGTTTTCCCACGCCATACTGCTCAAGATTTTTAATTGCTCATAACCTTTTTTATTACGAGCTAATAAAAGAAAATGATAAAATTTTGTATCTTCATTTTTATTTGTGTAATTTTCTTTTAATTCTTCAAGTGAGTCTTCTTTTACCAAATATATTTCATTGCCTAATCCGATTTTAAAATCATCTCTTAATTTTCCTTCTTTTTTGGCTTCTTTATATGCTTGAATGAATTTAACATGACCGGACAAACACTCATGGTCTGAAAGGCAAATACCTTTCAAACCAATTTCATTTGCATAAGAAATCAGCTCTTCTGGTCTGTTTAATGAATCAACAAGCCTAATATTGCTAAACATGCTATGATTGTGAACCGAGAAATAACCCACACAATCACTCCTTATTATTTTAATTTATTTAAAACACCCATTCTTTCTTTTTTGTCTTCACTACTTCATAATCCTCAATAACAATTTGAGGAGTAATCTTTCCACGATACTCATTTAAAGAACATTTGCCTACAACATCAATTACTAACTTTTCTTCTTTCTTGGTCAAACTCTCCCATTCTTCCACGCTACTGAAGAATTTTATGTATTCAATTCCTTCATATGTAAATTTCAATGTATTCTTTTTACTGCCTATAAGATGTATTTGATCACTGTTTATTTCAATTTCCTTTATTGCAATTAAAGGTTCTTCAACTTTATATCCCCATAAATGCAGATATTGATATATTTCATTTATAAAACTTTTTGAAAGTTGGTTTGCAGGAATTATAAAATCAACTTCATAAACATCAATATCAATTTCTACATCTCTTAACAATTCATTAATCAATTCATTTACTTCGATTAATTTTTCAATTTGAATAGATACACCGAAGGCATTGGCATGTCCTTCACAATAATTAAATTTATCCATATTATTTAAAAATGCTTTAAAGTCTTTTATTACTCCCTTATCATATCCCCTTGCCGAGCCACGCATTACACCTTCTTCTTCATCGTATCTAACAAGCAATACTGGACGTTTTTTGGATTTTGCAAGAGCATTGGCTACAAGTCCGGTTAGATTTTTGTCAAGAATATCAGTTACATTTACGATTAACACTTTATTATTAAGTAAATTTTTATCTTCTATTCTTTTTTCAATTAAAGCAGTTCCTTTGTCTCTCAATTTACCTTGTCGATTTTTAATATTAACCAACATTCTTGCAGTTGCAGTTTGTATATCCTCTGATTCTTCTTTACGAGAATTGAAAACCAATTCTTTTGAGCCAAGAAATGCTTTCATCATTTGTAGCTTTTCTTGCATGTTGCCAGTACGAATAGCAGCATTAATCAATGGACAAATGTAAAATTGTGTATTTATAACGTTAATTACGCCTTTAGTCGAGAAAAACTGTTTTTCATAAAGTGCTTTTAACAAAGGATTATTTATTTGAGCTAATCCTTTATTGACGTAATATCTTGTCTCTAATTCCCGTAAATCAGCCATATCACCAATTAAACCAACTGCTACTAAATCCAAATAATAATCAGCGTGTGAAATTCCTAATTTTTCATCTATTGCTTTAATATATTTATAAACTATGCCTGAGCCTACTAAACTTTTATTATGATAATCTGGAGACAGTTGATTATTAACAACAACGGCATCGGCAGATTCTTTTTCACATTCATGATGATCTAAAACTATTACATCAATTCCTCTTTCTTTTAATTGCTTATGTTCTTCATATTGATTAGAACCAGCATCAGGAGAAAATACAATGTCTACATCATTTGGGATTGTATCTACAATTAAACCATGTTCTTTTCCTTCATGTACTCTCCACTGAATGTTCATTTGTTTATCAAAAACCTTATTTAAATAATTAATTAAAATCGTAGCTGAACAATAGCCATCTAAAGGTCGGCATCCGCCTGAACGAATACCTTCAAACCACCTCTTTTCACTTTAGAAATTAATAATTCAACAGCTTTATCAATATTTTTTAATTTAGAATGATGGATAACATCTTTTGCACTAGCATTTAAGTATCGTTCTACATCATTTATCCCTCTGTTGTACAATATTGTTTCGATTGGATTTAGAAAATTATTTCGTCCAATTAATTCATATTTCATATAAACACACTCCATTATTAATTATTCGTTACCCAATGTTCCCACTTCAATTTTGTTTCTCATCAATTCTTCCAACACTTCTTTGCCCTTATCTGCCGGACTATCCTTAAAATCAAGTAATCCTTTAAAATCCCATATAATATAGACTCTTACATAAGGAGAAAACATCCTTGCAATATTGAGCAATTTTTCTTGATAATCGATTACTTTTTCTTCATATTCCTCATCTGTCTCATCAGGTTTTTTATCTCTAAACTTATCCAAGCAAATAAATACTTCTTCAACACCCAATGACAACAAAATGTCTCGTTGAAATGTACTTACATTGCTACCACAACAAGCCACGCTAAAATTGTTTTCACCATAAAAATCTTCACATTTTAAAACTGATTTTTCTGCTTCAAATATTGCTGCTTTTTTTAATCGTTTAATAGCATCTTTGGTTTTATGGATACCAAAATAGTTTAAAAGTGTCGCGTGATTTAGTAATTGTCCACCAATGGTAATGGGCATGTATTTCTTACCATTATCAATATCTTCTTGTCTTGTTGCTCTTCCACGTAAGCCTACGAATCTTCCTTTAATGTCACGATGTACAATTGCAATCCGTTCTTCTCTCATGTAATATCCAATTTCAAATTTCTTTTGTGTTTCATAAGAAATTCCTTCTTCAATCCAGTCAATATGTGGATAAGGCAACAATACATCTAACACTCGTTCATCATATTCAGGCAACTCAATATTGATTTTTTCTTTCTTTTCAAATTTATTTATCCATTCCCAATCAGTTATGATTTCACTATTTTGTTGATTGGAAGGAAAACCAGTACCAAAAGTTTTTCCCGTTAGTCTCGCTACGTACTTAACAGCTTTTGGAAAAGAGAAAGTTTCTCCTTGATGTTTTTTAGCTCTTATAACAAGATCAAAAACATCAAATGATAGTCCACATTGTGTAAAACAATGAAATTGCTTTGAATCTTTATAATAATATAATTTATGTTTTTCTCCTGCATGACAGACAGTTTGGAAAATCAAATTTCCTTGATTATCTTTTTTTGGTTCGCTACTACCTAAATCATTTAATATTTTCTTTATATCGTCTAAAGTTAAGTTTTCTCGAATTTTGTCTTTATCCAAAAACAATAAGGGATCAACCCCCTTATTACAATTTTAAAATCATTTAAAAATCAAACTTTTTAACTTTAATTTCTGTTGGTTGAATGTTTAGAATCTCATAGGAATCATTTGTTACAAAACAATCTTTGGTTCTTAATGTCCCTAAATCAACATTGACCCAAATTTTTACGTTATTGTATTCTCCTCTCCTATTTTTAAAAACGTTAAAAACCAAGTTGGGCTTAGGATAATACCCATTTCTCAAAATCGGCTCCAAACTATCTAAATCTTGTCTTGTAACTGGTAAAGAAATTATTGCAAAGTCTGTTTTATCGATAATTGCTTTACTACCCCTAATAGAACTAGCATCTTGATTATTAGAATTTTTCCATTCTCCATTAAGTTGTGTTCCACTTAAGAGCCACACATCGTATTTATTACAAATCGTTTTTAACTTGTCCGACAGTAAAAGTAAAATTTGATCTTCCCTCATATTTACTTTACTTTTAGTAGTAATCGATGATAATAGCTTCATAGAACTGTGTATGTAATCAAAAACAACATATTCAACACCATTGTTTAAGATATGTTTTTCTATTACTTGCTCAATGTCATTAACATCAAAATCCGGCAAATGAGCAATCCAAAAATCACTTCTTTTTAAAATCTCTATTGCTTTTTTTACTCTTTCAGCTTCATCTTCAGAAAGAGAATTTCTAAGTATTTTATTCTCCGGTACAGCGCTAATAAAAGAAATGGCTGGCACTTGAATTTCATCAAATGATAATTCTGTTGTTATGAAAAGACCTTTTTGTTTATCTCCGTTGAATACCCACTTTTGTTTTTCAGTATCGTAAATTTCATCAACTACAATATTCAACAAATCAGCCAATGCTAGCCTTGTTTTTCCTCCACCTGAAATACTTGATCTTAAATAAAACTTTTTCTTTCTAGCCCCTCGACAAATAGTATTTAAATATTTGCTACATAAAGGAGCGCCAAAATCAGGATTTTGTTTTAAGTCTTCAATTAATTCCTCAATTCCATCTGCACCTTGAATATCACTAGAATTTTTATTGGTTTTAAACTCTTCTTTTAATCCCACAATCTTTTTTTCAACTATTGCTATTAAATCATTTAAAGTATAAGAATCAAATTTTTCCTGCATCTTTTCATGCTCTTTTGGATCGACCAAATCCTCATTATAAATTTCATCAATATTAATTCCTTTTTCTTTACACGATCTCAAAAAACTGTATTTTTTAAGTCTTTCATAGTAATAATCAAAATTATCAAGATTACTTAACTCTTGAATTTGATATAAATACTTTACGCCATCATTGTCATTGAATATTTTGTACTGGATATCGTAATTGGATAAAAAACCATCAATGGCAACAGCATCTATTTCTTCTGTTCCATTTTGATAAAGATTATGTATGGCAGCAAAGATGATTTTATGAAATTGTTCAGGAAAATCATCTTTGTTAAGCGAGTAATCATAAGCACTACTTAAAAGACTTGGTTGTTTTAATAAACATCCAAGCACTTGAATAATTGATTTTTTATCTTGTAGCATTCGAAGCCTCCTCTAAATAGATGAAATATCAATTAATTTCTTTTTAAAATGAGATTTTTTACTTAAATCTATAGTGACTAAATAATCTTTTTCTAGCTTTTCATGCTTTGCCACACTTTCTTCAACTTTCATTTTTGTTATATAATGCTTTTTTGCTTCTTCGTAAACATAAGGAATAATCCCAATTCCGTCACCTTCTCTAACGGGATTTCCCAGTGTTTCATAAAAATATCTCAAAGCTAACTCCATACCTTTCAACTTATAACCGTAGTCATTCTCAAACTCTTTGATCTGTTTTAATATCATTCCAGTAGGAGCATCAAGATTATGTAATTCGCAGATATAGGCTATCAAATCTTTCCTGTGCTGACTATGCGCTTGCCATTCATTAAAACATTTTTCGTGATAATAACGTTTTTTATATGGATGCGCTTCATCTTTATCTAACTTTTCTTTACAATAAGGACATATAACTTGTCTCCCCATTTTCTACCACCTTCTTAAAAAGATAAAAGGATAGGGAGTGCAATTACTCCCTATATAATTGTTTATTATTCATCTAATAAATCCTTAAGTTCGTCTAAAATGACAGCCAAAATTTCTACTTGATTTTTCTTAGCTTCGGACACTTTTTTGCCTTTTCCTAAATATTTTTCAATGATGTCTACAACTTCTTCTACCCTATCTTCTTCAGCCAATTTTGTGCCAATTTCATTAATTTGTTGTACCAATTCATCAAAATTCAATTCTTCTGATTGATAAGTTTCTTTTTGTTCTTCATAAGATACTGCCTTAATTCCTTCTGCCTCTTCTTGCTTTTCGATAGCCTCAATAATAGCTTGTTCTAAATTTTCAGCAGTAAATTCTTGAATATATGTGGTCATATAATCAAATTTTGAACGTGCAAAGAATTTGTCTGTTTCTGCAAACCATGCAGATGATTTAATCACTTGATTATTTTCATCTACTCCATTGCTAACTAAATAAGCTACAATATCTGAGTTATCAATAACTGGCTTAATCGAACGTTTATCACCTTTTGGAATCTTTTTACCATCTTTTGTTTCATCCTCATGAGCGATAAAAATTAATGTATAACCAGCACCTATTAATTTGTTTAATTCACTCCAATACTCAGTCTCATATTCTTTCCAAAGTCCGTAGCCGTTATTTCCCTCACCTACTGTTTCAGCCCCGTATTTTTTACAAATAAATTCTTGGCAATATAGCGCACTAGCGTAAACTTCATCAAAAATAATTGTTTGATATAATTCTTTTGCTTTTTCTAAGTTTTTAGGATCAGTTAATTGTTTATTGATTTTCTTATAGTCTCTCCAATTATTGATTGGTAAGAAAGGAACTCCGCTAATAGCGCGGATTCCTTTTTCAAAACCAAGATAGAAAGGCTTCTTCATTCTGGTTGCTTGTTTAGTTTTCCCCAAGTTGTTGCTTCCATAAATCGTTATAACTTTTCCTTCAAGTCCTTTTGCAACAACAGAAATTTGCGGATTAAAGATATCGAGTGACATATGTATAAATTTCCTCCTTGTAAGCTATAATAATTTAATTCTTTTATATGTATGTATTAATTTAATTTATTTTTATTAGAAAGGAAGATCATCTGGATTAATTTCTGGTTTCTTAGATGATTTCGATTTAGAACCAAAACCGCCTTTTTTTGTTTCTTTCTTAGCATCTTTATCCCGATTTTTTAATTCTTCTAAATATGTTTCACGCTCAACTAAAGCTTTTTTGATTAATTCGGGATTATAAGCTTTTTCATCATCTTCGTCATACGGTTCAAAACCACCAGTTACCAAATATTCGCGAATCGTATTGTTAGAAATAATTTCTTTATCTTTACCAAAAGCAGATTCTTTTTTCTTTACAATTTTTTCATGGTGATTAATAATGTCACCATAGATTGATACTGTTTGTCCAGTTTCATAATTGTCTAAAACATATTCTGCTCCTTCTTGGTTTACCTTGAATGTAAACGGAATTACAATTCCACCAAACAAAGGAATATAACCATCTAACACTGCACGTCCCGTTTCATTTCCTTCTTTATTTGTCTCTTCTCGTACACTTTTAACAAATAGTTCTACTTCAAATTCAGCCCGTGGTTCAAAACCTTCTTTAGCGACATCGACACGATTAATAAAATTAGTTCTAATACTTGGATACGATCTCAATTGCCCATCTTGTCCGTAATATTCATTTAATTGAATGTTGCCCCGTGACACTCTTACTTTATCTGCTTCTTCTTCACCAAATTCAGCAACAGATTTATATTCCTCTAAAACTGTTAACAATCCTGGGAAAGATTTGTTCTCACTACCATCACTTTTGTATTTTTTAGAAAAAACTCTTACAGTATGTACTTCATTTTCTTTAACTCTAATATCTAATTCACCAGTTATGTATTTATCTTCCTCTTTATCGCCTTTAATCTCCATCCGTTTTTCCAAAAGGACTCCTTCAATCACCACATTGTTAAGAGCTTGTCGTAAAGTGTTTTCAGCCATTAATTTTCCTCCTTATAATACTATATCAATTTAATTTATTTTGAATTAGCTGATAAAGCTAATTTTTGCCATGTATAAAAATGAAAGACTTATTCAATCCAGAAACTAAAACCAAAAAAATTGTCAACCTCTGTACATTTTCCATTAAGATCAAACTTTTTATCACTATCTTCTAGGGTAATTATTCCATCAGCAATTTTCTCTATCACATGTTGCTCTTTAGAAGTTACCCCTGCACCTTTTACAAACAATGTTACCTCTTGACCTACTTTAAATTTACTCATTACAATTCCTCCTATATAAAATTTATCTTTTATTTGCCCAACTTCTTCTTAAACTCTTCAAAAACGATTCGCTTTGCAATTTTCTCTACTCGCTTATCATAGATGTCAAGTAATTCTCTTGCGAGATCTTCAAGGCTTTTTTCAATGTTTTGCTTAATCCTAATTCCACTTTGCGAATCGATAGTTTTCCATCCACATCCACCTTTTTCTGTAATTTCAAGGGTAGAAGCTTTTGTTTTTTCTTTTTCAGCCAACGCTTCAAAAATAATATCTTTAAGATCAAACGTTGTAACAATTTCTTTTGTTAAAGCATCTACAATTTCAATCTTATATTCCATATTTATTGTTGCATCTTTATAGGTGGCAAAAGTTGTTTGGTTATTATCTCTTTTATTTATAGTTCCTAAAACATTGTCCCCGTTTTGCACAATGTAATATCCAATTGTCACTCATTTTTCCTCCAGTTCTTTTTGATTTTTAATAATTGAAGAAGCTTTCATTTCACCTTTAATTAAAATATTCATCAAAACTTTCAACAAAATTGTAGTACACTATTTTAATAAGAAAAAGACTTATCAAAAACGAAGTTTTAAAAGAATATGGTAGTTGCCGCTACCAACACCATCATAATTCAAACTGTTGCCGCAGTTTAAACTATCTAATATTTTTATTTACTTTCAATTGATGCATCTACGGGATGGATCTCAAAAGTTTCTCCATCAGGAAAAATCATTAAAACATCTGAGTTTTCATCATAATAAAATTTATCCTTCCATATTTCCTTATTGTCCATTTTTTCACCACCTTTTAATCACCTTCAATTATCAACTTCTATTTCATTATATTATTTTAATTTATTTTTGTCAACGTATATTTGAGATATTTTTTTAATCCACTTTAATTTCTACACTCCACCCACATTTACAAGAACGCTTAAGTGTATCACCATCCATTTCAAGCGTTCCTTCTCCATCACCAATCTTGTCACTTCCGCACTTTGGACATTTTGAGTATTTTCTTAATAATATAATTGATTTTCTGGCATCCATACTATCATCACACCACCATTTATTCATCTTTAAACGACTCAATCAAATCAAACAATTCCTCTTTAGATATTCTAAAATCCATTACTTTTTCAGCTACTTCAGCTAAAACTTCCGACAATAACTTTACATCCAATAACAGTTCACCTCCCAAAGCTCCACTGAATTACAACAAATATTTTCTAACAAATTCAATCAATACGTCTACATCCTGCTTAGTTGTCTTTTCATTAATCAAGAAGAAGCTAATGTCAACATATTTATCATAATCACCATCTCCATAGTATTCATCAGCAATTAATATTTTTAATTCAATGTTTTCACCTATAGGAACTAAACGAACATCACTTTCACTGCTTAAAGGAAACTCTAATGGATGTCTATTAATGTTATTTTCTTCCATGTATGTATTGATCTTATCAAGAACATCTTCACATTTATCTTCATCAAAGATGCCCGTATAATCAGGAACGTTTTTTCTGAAATAATCACTTAATTCTTTATTTAATTCTGTACGTTTCCGCTCGATCAAACTTGTCATAGCAGCTACCAAACCCTTTTCTTCTGCTCCTCTTACTATTGTCCAATCCGATTTTCTAACCTTCATCAACAGACCTCCGATTAATAGCATCACGCAAAATGCAATCAAACTCATGCATTGCTAATCTTCTAGTACCGGGCAAGTTTCTTTTGTCTTTAACAATATTCAATAATTCCTTTAATTTTTGGTACTCTTTTTGAGTTACTGTTATTTTCATTCGATTCACCTACTACAAATTAAATCAAACAACCATCAATTAACAAAACAGATACACCGTCATCATTAAACTGTTAAAAAGATTTACTACCTTGAAAATTGTTTACATTAAAAGAATCAAGCTTAAACACTTTAAAACCAATATCCAAATCTGTTTTTCCTGTTTCTTGTACTATTTTTTCACCCGCACGGCGAATGCGTTCTTTTCCAATTTCACAAATGTTTTTGTATCCTGTTTT